TCCATTATTTCTTGCTTTGAATTGAATAGTGCCAACCCAACCAGAATCCATTTTATAATAAAAACTAATCTTTTTACCAGTACCTACCTTAACATAAGTAGAAAATATTTTACCATCTTTTTCAAGATATGTATATGTAGATTTCATCTGAATTTTCAGACTTGGATAACTACTGTGCACATTAGTAGATTTAACAATACTATATTTAGGATAATAACTTCCTTCTGCGAAATAATAATCTGCATTAGTTCCACTTAAAATGTATCTTGGTTCTAATGTATCTCGTGTCGAATTAGGGTCGTAAATTAATTTATTTTCATACCCTGCATCAATACTACAATCAATTACTTCATTACCAACTGTCTGGTATGCTGCTTTAAATGCATAACTGCTTGGATTACCAAAATCGCAATTTATAGCTTTAATTCCACCACAATAAACATCTGTTTGAATGCAATCATTAGAGTTCCTATGAATATTATTTATACACACAACATTCGCAGCTTGAAGAATATCTATATCATCACCTGTGCAATCGTGAAATTCACAGTTTTGAACTACTAACCCATCCCCACCGGCACCTGTTCTTACCCCGTCACCGCAACTATAAAATTTTATACCATCAATTAATAATGGAACATTACCTACATTTAAACCTGTGGTACAATAATGTATTTCTAAATCTTCAAAATAATGACCATAAGGAGTATTAGCACTCCAGGACTGAATACCAGCAGACATCGCATATATTTTACTTCGAATAAATCTTTGACCATGATGAGAAACACCCATGTGAATATAAGTTCCTTTATCTCCAAATAGAATAGAATCAGTAATTTCATATTTAAGACCATAAGCATAATATCCTTGAGCACCTTCACTTGCAATAATACAATTAATAAATTTAGCCGGATTACTTGAACTTGTTCCACTAACCCACAACGCCTTATAAGTCCAAGTGAAACAGTTAGTAAAAATAGTTCCTACTGCCCGTTCTTTTAAATATTCAACATCAACAAAATTAATTCTATCAACTTCACTCGCAAATAAATAACCAGCATTACTAGCATCTATTCCAGAATAAGTTGTCATTGAACCGTTTGGTTTAATCCAAGTTTCACCATTTTGAGTTGTCTCAGTATCATAACCACCTTTAAATATAATTCTATCAATATTTCTTGTTGCATAAAGACAGGCTTGATTTACTTCTGCAATAGCAATAGGATGGGCTTGTTTAATACTAGAAACTGTTTCAGTTAAACCATAATAATAACATTCCAAAGTAATTCGTGTACTGGTAATAGATTCAATCCTTCCAAATCGTTCCATTGCAGAACCATCAACAGTACCATTACCAACAGCGTCTGGTTTTCCAATATAATCTCCTACACTTAAACTTCCAGTTAAATCTGTCGCAGTTTCAATATATTTACTGTTATTAGTAAAAGTACAGTCTGCAGTAATAACTGTGTGAGGACCTGTTTCTTTAATATGTATTTCATCATCTGATGCACAAAATGTTAAAACATGATTAGGACTTAGATAAGGATTTCCCCATGAACCATCGCCAGCACTATTGTCCCCTAAAATTACGTCTACATTATAAATTGTCATTCTTTAGTCACCCATAAATTTAATACCACTTTTTGTATCGTTGAATCATCAACTACACTAAAACATAACACATCACCAGCAGTAAAAGTGACAGTTGTCCATCCACTTAAATTTGAACTTTGATTATAACTTTGTCCACTTAAATTTAAATAATTACTATCTAAAATACTATCGCTAACAGTAGGAATTGAACCATTAGCTTTCCGAACATCAAAAGCAATATTACCGCTTTCACCTGAACCACTAGTAACACTCCAACTTGATACAGTACAATTATAAGGAATATCAATAAAAAACTTTACACCTGCAACAATAACATTACCATCACCAGCGTCACCACTACAACCAACACCATCCTTCTTTGCATCAACAAAATTGATATTTCCTAGTCCACCTATTTTTCCGATATTAATCACTCCGCCAAATTTAATATTTGAATATATATTTATGTTACCCACATTAGATGTTCGTATATCAACAATGACATCATCGAAGGTATTATCTCCATTATCTTTTTTAATAGTAGTTGTTAAATTCTGTGTCTCACCTTGTAAATGAGTCGCAGCTAAATATGTTAAATAATATGGTGGGACACTTCCAGCCCAATCAGTTGTAGTAAAAGTATCAGTGTATTGTAAATATTTTTCTGGATCAGTACCACCAACAGCTTCCCAACTTGACTCCAAAGCATAGTTAGCAGCAATTAAACGATAAACACCATTATTAGCATCAATTGAATCTGAATGAACAGCAACAATCATACCTAAATAAGTATAAACACCACCATCATTAGCAGTCCAAGTATCAGTTAATAATAAATCAGCTTTAGTATCAACAATCATACGAGCATCAATAGGTGAAGCCATCTGGGACTCGAAATTTGCTGAAAATGATGCTAAACCTTTTTCTCTGCTCATGTTGTGTACCACCGTAATTGACGAGCACCAATAGTACTACTATTATTAGTATATCTTGAATAATTTACAACATTACCCTGAACAGTGTGAGTTGTTGAAGTAACAGTAAATGTTAATAAACTATTAGCTTTACTACCATTAATCCATTCCCAAGTCGAAGATACAGTATTATAAAACTGAATACCAGTTATAGTACTCCAAACATCAGGGAAATCAACAGTTTGTTTATTTGTACCATCTTCAGCAACAACATCAGTCTGAACATAACCACTAGACATTGAAGTTAAAGATTGTTTTGTTAAAACAGTAAGTGAAACGGTTGTGGCATAATAAGGATAAACACCAGTTATTGTTCTAGTTGTATAGGAAGTGTTACCAGCACTCAAAGGTGAATCATAATCATTATCATAACTAGATTTTGGTTGAACACCAGCATCATAAGCTACACGACCTCGCCAAGATTGTGAACCAATAACAACAGTATAACCAGTAACAACCTGTGAATCAGTTAAATCAGTTTTGAATTGATTAGATAAACCAGTTCCAGTATATTGATACTCATTTGGTAAACCACTACGAAATGGACTTGTTGCAGTATATTGTGGGTTAATACTTCCACGGTTAAAACTTGCCGAAAAAGTTATGGATAAAATTGAACCAATCTCTTTATACCCTGTCTGATTACTTGTAAAACCAGAACTAGGATTAGTTAAAATAGGAAACTTTTCCTGTTTTATTAATTTATCCCACATTGCCTCAAGAGTGCTGTTCGTAAAAACATCACCCTCACTGATTCCACCAACATTACGTTCAGCTTCGCCAGTATAAGTATGGTCATGCATTAAAGCATCGCCAAGGATTAAGTCTATTACAGGTTTAGCCATAATAATCACAACCCCGTTAAGTTTTCTAATACATCATATGTTAAAGTTGCACGAGCAGCATAGGCAGTCGTGTAAGTTGTTAAAGAGGAATTATTGCTAACATTAGCAAAACGAAACTGGCCAGTTGAACCATCAATAGATACTAACAACCAAGTACCATCACTCTTCTCTTTACCTAAATAAGTTAAAGTTGCAGAAGCAACCTCATAATCATTCAAAATGTAACTTTTTAAATCTGAAGTACTACTGCCACCACTACTACTAACAACAAGTTTACCATCATCATCAACTAACAAAGGTTTGAAAAGTTGATCAGTAAGATTATATCCATGGATACCACTAGCAATAGACATAACTTTTTTCTGTACTGTACCATCTTTTGTTTGTGTTTGTAACTCTTCAGCCATTTTTAGTTAACAAAATTTTTTTTGATAATTGTAAACAGTTTGTTTACTTTTGGAAATTGCATCACTTATCTCAGAACGAAAACAACCTTCTTTAGTCATAAGAATAATTGTTCGTATATCAGCATAAGATATATTCAATTTGCCAGGGTTCTTACCTCTCACCTTTTTTTAGATTTTGAAACTTTAGCAGTCTTTACACCAATATTTGGTAAAAATACATTACTAATCTGTTCGAAAAATTTACGGAACTTTTCAATAAACTTATCATCCTCTTGTGTAGGAGTTAATCTAGCAATCATAGTAGCAACAGTAATACCACCACCAATAATAGCAACAATCTCAACACTGTGTTTCATTAAATAATTTAATATTTCCATTTTATATACCTCATATATTTAAAGCAAACCAGTCAAAACTTACATTGACAAAATCTGCATAATCAATCTTAAATAAACCCTTATCACCAAAACGAGTGCCCCAAGAGTTTTCTAAATACAATACCTTTTCATCATCATCATAACCAATAACAATAACAGCATGACCACCATTAACAATTCCACCAGGGGACCATAAATTGTTCTTGCCACTACGTAATAATTTGTAAAAATTAGTGTCAACACTAACACCACAAACGATAGGAACATTATCACTAATACATTCCTTTAATTGAGATAAATGACGAACACGAGAATAAGATTTAGCCTTAGTTAAACCAGCACACCATTTAGAAACTAAAGAAGGAGCAGTATTAAAACGCTTAGTAATATAAGGCCATAACATCTCCAAAGAAGAACCATATTTTTGCATAGTTTTACAACCATCACGAACACTCATACCCTTATCATAAGGATAATCATTATTAACATTTTTACGAGCCATATAATAATGAAATAATTCACTCCCCTCAACAAAATGATTACGTTTCTTTTTCATCTGAATCTCAACAGCACGAACAACGGCATGCGAGCAGCACGAACCAATGCCTTTTTGCGAACGAATAGGAACATCATGCTTAATTAAATAACAAGAAGGAATCTTCTTGCCAGACAAAGTTAAAAGATGATCCCTTTTATCAGGACATGATTTAACAGTATTTGAAATATATTTATCTTTAAAATCCATTGTAAATCTCCTCATACACACTTGTAGCTTTTTCTATAGTATTAAAACGGTAATATTCCATAACTTCATCAACACCATTACCAAAATTATTAGTAGTCTTAACAACAAAAGCATTATAAGATTTAATTAAATAAATCTTGAAATTATCACCAATTTTATCAAAACGAATAATGTCCTCAACAGAAAACATAACGCCAGGACTTAAAACACGACGACGAGGAGATAAGGGGATAGATTCAGGAGAAGTTTCTTTAACAGAATCAACATCAGAAGATGAATGTTCTACCGAATTTTTACCAGACAAATAATTTTTTTTCCTCGATAAATAGGGACGACCCCCAGAATATATTTTAGAATGAATTTCATTAACCGAATTTTTATAAACTGTACATTTTGATGTAGAGTCGTAATTATAGTATTTAACATCATCACCACCTATTTTCTTAAACTGGTCATATAACCAACGTACCATAGGGCGGTTCCCAGAATCAAATTGTAATTTTTCTTTTAAAATTGTACCATCAGCATCAAAACAACCACGAATAAAATCCCACTTATAAGAAGAAGGAATCTTATTAAAAGTTCGACGTAAAGGTTTCAATTTAGTTAAATCATATTTTGCTAAATCTTTAACCAACTCTTTAGATTTGAATTTTAAAAAACCATTAGTAATATCACGATTATCACCTAAAGCTTTTTGGAAATTTTTAATAATCTCAGAATCATCCTTAGCAATATGAATCTCAACACGGTTAGTGTCAACATCAACATGACCATCACAACTTAAAAAACCAAGGAAATAAAACATAGGACCAGATTGTTTTGAAAAATATGAATGATTACTAATAGAACTTGAAGATAAATCTTCAGAAACTAAATAAGCATCAGACTTATTATTACTAGTAACAATTACTTCATCACTTAACATATTGATTATATTATAACTCTCTTTTAATTGTTCTTGATTTTCAACAACAAAATAAGGACTCTCAATAATATTATTTGTATAAGATAAACTATTCAAATGTTTTTTACGATTTACATAAGGAAGATTACGGACATCAGAACCAAAATATAAACAATCAATAACATGTAAAAATACGTCAGAAGAAAATTTTTTTTGGGATTTGATAATAATATCAATAGCTTTCTTAGATTTATCAGGAATACATAAACGAACATCTAAAGCGAAATCTGAACTAGACAATAATCGCACTTGTTTCATTAAATCTGGGAAATAAGAAGTTATATCAAGCTTATTAGTATAATATAATTTGCAAAGGTCGCCTTGTTTAACCAAAGTACAAGTAACACCAGACTGGTCCTGCTCAACAATAAAAGAACTATCATTAACAAACATATGCTCAACAGCCTCAAAAATATTATCAAACTCATGATAAGTGAACTTTAATTCTGCATAATCAATATCAATCTCGCCAAAATCTAAATCTGAACGATCACTCATTAAATTATACTTCTTACGCAAAGCGTCAACTTCTTTTTTACTGACACCAGGAGAAGTACAAGAATAATCTTCCAAAGAATCAAGCATGGATTTTAAAACATTAACATCAGAATCAGAAAAATCTAAAACAGGAACTTCAACATTATCTTTAAACTCAAAATGTTGTAATAATTTGTTATCTTTCAAAGAATGAATAATCTCACGAGGAGAATCAAACAATTTTATAACATTAATATCATAACCAAACAAAACTTCTTTAGAAGGCCACCACTTAGATAAGTTTTCTTTAGAAATATTATGAAACTCAAACAAAGAATCAAACTCTTTTAAATTTAATTTAGAAGGATTAACCAAAGTTATAACACCATAACAAAGAGTGCCAGATACCAAGTAAACAAAACGATTAACAACACCACGAACTAATAAAGGATTAATTAACATAGACCGAGAACCAGATAAAACACGACTCAAACAAGAAGAATTGATAATTACACAATCTTTTACCTCAAGGAAATTTTGTATACTCATTTTTTTAAAGGTAAACCCTCGGACTTTCGTATAACATTCTCAATATCTTTACTATAAGTAATAAGACCAGCTTGACAATATTGAAATAAACGCTTAGCACGATCATTTAACTCATCATCAGTATCCAAATCTATAATTAATTTAGGAATCTCTTTGAAACCTTCATACTTACAAATAACAGCAAACATCTCCTTCTCAATTGAAGAAGTAGTAGCACTAATCAAATTTTTAATAGTTAAAGAAAACATAGTTGACTGATTACCTAAAGAAGCAGAATTTGCATTCTCAGCACCACCAGTAACATAAGAATGAGGAATACCCAAACCAGCAACTTCCTGATTTATATAATAATCCAAATTGTCACGGACACCAGTATCAATGTCAGATTTTAAATATTCTAAATCGTAATAATAAGGAGTAGTAACCTCATTACGAGAAGATAAATTCTTTAACTTATCAAGCATAGTTTTAATCAAATTGGGAGTTGGTTCATGAGAAAGATCACCAAGTTTAGCCCATAAAATGGGATTGCCCATACGATACAAAGCACTAGCCAAAGATTCTTCAACATTCATCTTACGAAGAGAAGCCTTATAAATTGGTTCAACTAAACCAATAGGATAAAAACCGTCACCAACACTGGAAAATTTTATTAAAGAAATTTTATTTTTTGGAAAGAATATTGAGTTAGGGTAACTTGAAGGACGAGAAACTTTAGGGGGCAAAGGCTGAAGAGAATTAACAGCAATTTTTTTCTCGCCCGAAGAATCAAGATTACCATAACTCAATAATTGGAAATAACCCACAGGTTTATTGAAATCGTCAAGAACAATATTTTGTATATCATCCTTGGCATAATCAATCTGTTTAGGATCAAATATGTCCCAATCAACCACACGGTTTTTACGCTTATTCATAACATTCTCGACAGGAACACGAGCATAAATACATTGGTATTTGAAAATTAAAGTTAACAAATCACGCCAACTATTAGTAGCACCACTAGTGCCTAAATTTTTAACAAAATTGTCAAAATATTTTTGGACCTTTCTATCCTTAGCAACAATAGAAATCTTGCCACTCATTATAGTATCAACAATCTTATTAACACCATTAAAAATTACAGGGTCAGCCATATAACATAATTCTAACTCACTTAAACCAACACGCTTCTGTTTAGGAGTTTCACGGGTTGAAGAAGGAACACCAGCAGATGCACCAGAAAGAAATTTAGAGGAAGAACTAGCAACATTACCAGACAATAACATATCAAATATAGGTTTCATTTTTATCTATCTCTTATTTTTATTATTAAATCGAATTGGAAAACATGAAAGGAAAACTGAAGGGAACTCAATCTTGAAAAAGTAATACACAACACCAAAAGATAAAACACGGAAAAAGGAAAAGGAATATGAGAAAAATATTGAACTTATGAAATTTAGAAGGAAACCATAAAAGAAAAGAATAAAAACAAACTTGGAGATTTCAATGAAAAATGGATGGCTAAACTTATAGCATTTCGTGACAAAAGTAAAGATTTTTGATAAGAGAGTAGTAGCCATAATCATGTTATAACGGAACTAGTATATATATCTTTGCACAAGTAGAAGTAACCATATCACAAATACCACGGTAAAAAAAAGAAATAAGAAAAAATTACATAGCCATCATATCGCCACAAACACGACTTTCATCAGCAGCCTTACAAGCCAAAGCCATACTCATAACAGTATCATCATGAGCAGTACTAGACTGAATACTAGTCATACCAGTAGAAGCACTCTTAACTTCACGAAAACCAATCAACTCACTAGTTAAAATATTAGTATAAGTCATACAAGACAAGTCATCAGGGTTCCGTGGTAATTGTAAAATACTACGGCCAGTCTTCTCATCAGGCTGAACCATATTAACCAAATTGACCAACATCTTATTACGAGCACGAGCATGAAACTCGCCAGACTCAACAATGAAACCATCCATACGCAAATCTTGTAAAATGCCCTCACCAACATTAGCAGGATCAAGAATAATCTTATTAGCAGAATATTGTTTATATAATTGACGTAAACGCTCCTTTTTAGCATCTTTAGGTAAACCTTTATGACGCTCAGCATAAAGTAAACGAATGAAACCACCAAACTTCTCAACAACAGTATAAGCATCAAAATCTGCCCACTTAGCACTACTTATAGCGAAATCAGCACCAATGAAAACACTACTACCTTCATGCTGTTTACAACTAACAAAACCAACAGTATTATCATAACAATTTGAAACCCACTCAGTTGAATAAATACTCTCCTCAAAAGAAGCATTAGGATTTAACATACACTGACGCTGGAAAGAACTTTCACCGGCATCATGACGAATTGCCTGGATCTTCTCAATAGGATATTTCTCGGGCCACATAGGAACACCGTCCTTTTTTAAGATGGGAATCTTTAAAGTGTAATACTCACTTTTATTATATAACTCATTCAACATATCAGCAGGATCATTATCAGTACCAACAGCAACAATAACACCATTCTTATTACCAACAATATGTAAAACACCATCATAATAATTTACACGGTCAATAATGTCTTGGACCTCATCAACAAAACAATAATCAACATGATAACCTTTCAAACTCTTAGTGAAACTACGGCACCAAATTTTGCAACCATTAGAAGTTTTAATCTGACGACTACTCCAAACATCAGGAATTGAAGGTTTTAATTCACACAAAAATTCGTTATCTTCAATCTCGTCAACAACATTACGTAACAAACGCTCAGCCTGACGAGTCTCACTAGCAGTAAACATAATCTCACAAGAAGGTTTATACATTAACATCCACAAAGGATAAACCAAAGCCATAACAGTACTCTTACCAAAACCACGACTAGCTTTAATTAAAATACGCTTACTACGGAAAGGAGAATTTAACATAGCAGAATGAAAATCTTTAACCTGGAAACCCAAGACATGAACCATGAAAAAATCTAAATCTAAAAAACAACGATCACTAAACTCACATTCACTCATACCATCAGGAATTATTTCTTTTAACGTCCGCATAAACTTCAGCCTCCTTCATTTTTAACATGGTTTCACGTATATTAGTTATACGAGGATCATCACCATTCTTAGGCCAAACAATAACAGTACAATTACTGCCAATATAACGAGTAGGAACAAAAATTACACCACTATTACCATATTTATGTTTAACCTGTTTAAAATATATATCAACACAATTATTAAATACCTCAAAAAAAGCTTCCTTTACAACATGGATACGCTTATACAAATCTAATTCATCCTTATAATCTTTGTCAAAAATTTTATGGAACTCGTCAGAAGATAATTCTCGGTCTGGATGCATGAAACCAGGAGAAGGTTTATCAAAAGAAGAATCACCACGAGGAAGATTAACAGAACTATCATTAGACAAAGAAGGACGGCCACGTTTAGCAGGACCAACTTCATCAAATTTAGCCAAATTCTCTTTAGTTATAACAGTATCGGTGCCAAGCTCCTTAGAAGCCAAGTCAAACAACATCTGCTTATCATCATTATCTAATTTCTCTTCACCCATATTTAACCACCCCACTTCTTTAAACAGTCAGGACAAAATTTATTATAACCGTGACTATACTTTCCACACATTATACAACGACTATCACTATCAAAATCCATTATAAAAACATCTCCTTAAATATTTTACTAACAAGATTCACATCAAATCCATTTCCAGCAATTTTATATCGCTGAGAATTTGATAATCCAATTAAATTAATCTCATCATTCAAAAAACCCATTAATCTGAAATATTCTGTGGGGGTTAATTTACGAATTGAAAAAATATCATCTTTGATTAATCCTTTCGATGTAGCAATAAAAGGTTGACGATTTCCACCTTGAGCCGTATCTAAAGCAGGAGAAATCATTTCTTTATCATAAATACTCCCTGCTTGATGAGTTTTACCAGGCTTATCATAAAAACCAGTAATTCTAACACATTTTGGATCTTTATAATCCCTAGCTAATAAAGTACTAGAAATTTTATTATCTTGAATTCTTAATTTTTCTTGATGAAAAGTTGAATTAAGAATTCTATCAATCTGTTCTTGTTTTAAATAATATTTTTCGTCAACATCATCCTCAAGAATATCTTTGAGAAATATTTTAAGTTCTTCTTTTTCTGGAAAAGTCATAGAATTATTTGTATAAACTAAGTCTCTTCTACAACACATAAAAAATATGCGGTTTCTATTTTGTGGAATACCATAATTTTTAGAATTTAATATTTCCCAATGAACATTATAACCTATTCTTTTAAGTTCACTTAAAATCTTTTCAAAAGTGGCTTTATGTTTTTTATTAGTTAATCCTTTTACATTTTCAAGTAACATATATTTAGGTTGTTTAACTTCAGCAATTCGAATAATTTCATTAAATAAAGTTCCTCTTGTATCTAATTCACCCAGCCCTTTACCAGCAGTACTAAAAGATTGACAAGGAAAACCACCAGTCAATAAATCAAAATTAGGAATATCATTAGGATCTATTTTCGTACAATCACCAAAGTTAGGTGGTCTTATCACTTCACCTCGAAGGCAATCCGGAAACTTGAAGCAATGATTCTGCTCGTAGCATTGAATAGCGAACTTATCTATTTCTGAAAAACCAACACATTCAAAATCTATCCCAGCTTTTTTTAAAGCAAAACTAGCCCCACCAAAACCACTAAACATTTCAAATAATTTAATTGTTTTTGACATAGGCATCACCCCCTCAATTCTTTTTCCATTTACATATTCCATTATAAAAACTCCACACAGAATATTATAAATGTAAATACAACAAAAGTTAAACACAAAAATAAAACTAGTAAATTTATATTTTTTAATTCCATTTATACCAACCTACGATTTGTATTACTTAATTTCCTGCATTTTCTACATAAATGATTAGGATTATATACTCTACATATAGCAGACATAGCTAAAATAGGTTTTAAATCTTTTTCAATTTCTTTTTTACAACGACGACATTTCATTTTATCAACACTATCCTTTCTTTTAATTCTTTGAAAATGGAGGACCAATCAATTAAACTTATCTTTGTATGATAAGCCAATAAATAATAATTCTTAGTATCATTCATGGCCTCAGCCAAGGTTGCATATTTACTTCCTGATTTATTTCCCATTTTCATTTTCTCTTGCTCTCATTTTTCAACTATTAATTCAAACTCATCATCACCAATTGATGCTATTCGCTTACCTTCACTTAGCTGACCTATAGCTTCATACTCATTACTAATTACATTACCTCTTAAATCTGCTAAAACATATTTATATCCGAATTCCTCATCTGTAGGTTTGGATATTAATGCTAAAGCTACACCATCTTTTTCGAATTCATACAAACGATTAAATGTTTCTCCGACTTGTTTGTTTATAACAGCACTAAAGAAGAACCATCCATCTTTTGTTTTAACTTTTCTCAAACCTGTTACATTATTTAATTTTAATATTCTATCATAATCTTTTGTAATTTTATTATCGTTTGCATCAATTAAGAAAAAACTCATACCTTTTCGTGCTATTCTTAAACTGTCACCTTCTGTTTCTTCAACATCATCATATATCTTTTTTTCTAATTTTGTTTCAATTATTTTCATCTTCTTTCCCTCTACTTATGAAATTGTAGGCGTGAACTGACGCCTCATTGTTCGAATTTCTCCTACACTTATGACAGGGCTTAGTGAGATTTGAACTCACGTCTTTGGAACTTCAGTTGTGTATTACCAACCTAGTCGTGATTAATACATCACCCAACCAACACTCTGACCAAACTAAGCTATAAGCAAAAAGTTTTATTTCTATACTCTTTTATCATTTGTCCTGTTGATTCTTTTTTTTTCATCTTTATTTATCCTGCATTAAAACTTCCTAGTGCTATCTCTGACTTGACATCTCCTTTAGTAACACCAATCTCTTTAATATATTCAATATTGTTTTCATATTGATTATCATGCATTCTCTTATCATTCTCTGGGTCTTCTAATTCTCTAATATTACATAACTTTTTTACTTCTTCTTCATTCTCTGCAATAACTACCCAACTATCCCACTCATCATAAGTCCAATCTTTTAATTTAATTTTATATATTTTTTTCATTATGTTTTACCTCTTGTAATTATAAAATTGTAAGATATTTAAGAGGGGGACTTGAACACCCAGCTAACGCCTTTACCTCGAAAAAACAAACTCCACTTTAACTCGACTTTGGATTTCTCCTTTCAGCACTTGCCAGCCCCTTTGAGTTATAGGGTATCTCCCGTGCCAGTATTTAAATATCTTACAATTATTATATTATTTATATTAATAACATATAAATGTTTTTATTTTAGTAACGTTTACGACGTTTCATATTACTCATTAAAAACTTCTTACGTTCATCAAAACCACTATTATGAAACTCTTTAACTTTTTCTTGAACAGTTTCTAAATCATGTTCAGGTTCATCAACTATGTTGGACATGACTTCTTTATTATAAATTAAACTTGTATTAGATAATACAAACGCATCAGCTTCATCTGGCGATGATATTCCTCTAGCTTTCATCTTCTTTTTCACCGCTTAACTATCAAAATTATAATAATAATAAAAACCATACTCAAAAGTAAAATAAGTAACTCGAATTTTTGACGTTTTAATAAATTAATATCACATTTATAATCATATTCAGTTAAAGTCATATTATCACCAAAAAATTATACCAAAAAACTTACATCGTCAACATACAAAACACGGAAAACACCATCAACAAAAGTGTAATCTATATCATAACAAGTAGCACCAAAACCAATAATCATATTCTCTATCATAAAAAAAACCTCCTTATTAAAAAGAATTAGAAATCCTAAGTATTTAAATGTTTGGATTGCTAATATACAAAAAAGTATACAAGTATAAAACAATAAACAAAAGGTTTAAATAGATTGAAAAATAAAACACAAACAGAATACAAAAAAGGTCACAAAAAAAATAAAAGGTGGGAAATAATGAAAAAACATAACATTTCAACAAAAAAGGTAGCAATATACTACAAAATAGGCCAAGCATTAGGATTCTTATTAGCAACACTATTATTAGTATTAGCAATAGCATGCATAATAACACTAATAATAGGATTAATAATAGTAATAAAATTAGGAATAAAGGTAATATAAAATGACAACAGACAAACAAGAAATATCAACATGCTGCTACGGAAAAACATACTTTCATCAACCAACACTAACATGCAAATTATGTGGATTCCAAAAATCATGCAGAAAAGAATATGAAAAAAATTTATTCAGACACACAAAAGAAGCAGAAGAATATCATGAAGAAATGAAGAAAGATAAAATAAAGCCGAAGGCTCGAAAAAAAATTAGCAAAAGTAAGAAAAAGAGGAAAAAATGAAGAATAAAAAAATAGAAGAACTGAAAAAGGAAATTATAGACCATAAACAAATTATTGAACAATTAAAAACAGAATTAAATAAAAAAGAAAGGTTTATTGAAAATAATTATCCAACACTTAATAATTTTGAAATAAGAAAAGGATGGTACGGAAATGGAACATCAACATATAAAGTAATAATAGAAGTATTCGCAGAAGATCTACATAAACTAATAAAATATTTTACACACAGAAACCTAAGAAATAAAAAATATAACATGATTAAACAAGAAATAAAAAATCAAATTAAAAAGGAAGAATAAACATAAAGATATTCGAAAAAAAATTAAGCATAAAGAATTCTAAGGAAAAAAATTTTAAGAAGGTTCCACAAGAACAATAGGTGGAAACAAGGAAAAAGGGGACTCAATTTTGTCCCGGGTATTATTACAAAGAATACCATTCTAATGGATGTAAAAAGTAGGGTAGTAGCCAATAACCCATAATAAAGGATAACCCTTTCATTTCATAAGGAAGAATAGCCTAATCCCCATACTCACCAACCCAAATAACAGAGTTCCACAGGAAATAGGTTTCTCAAAAGTACGAAATACGGAGAAAACGAAATTCGGAATTAGTGGAAAACAGTAAGAATCAACAGGAAAACAGTGAAAAGCAGTAAGAATTCTCAAAAATGTATAAGCAATAATAACAAGTGACTATAGCAGTTATTACTTCCTATTGAATAAAAACGATGGGGGGTATATCCCGACATACGTTCTGGTATAATCCCAACAGAAGCCATGCAGGTATATTCTGGTATCATTCCGACAAGAATCCTGATCCTCACGTTCTGGTATTATCCCATAATAACAAATAACCGACACAAACGACACAAAAAAGTATAAAAAACCACCAAATTATGGAATAATACCAGAATACAAAAAAAGATTACGGGATAATGTCAGAAACAACCAAAAGGTTTATATACCACTACACTATTATCTATATATGACAAACCAAAAAAGTATTAACAAAATGCTTAAAAAAATGAATTGTAAAAGAGAAACATATAAACAATATGGTAAATCAATTAATATACCATATTTATTTATAATTGTGAGTATTATTTTATTATGTTTACCATTTACAAATTGGTTAATACCATTAATAAAGAAACCATTTAATAGGTTTTCTTTTAAGTTATGGGTACATAAAAAAGATATTTAAAAAAAAAGGTGACAAAATGAAAACAATAAAAGAATTAAACACAAATTATCAAAGGAACAAAAGACCCATAAGAATAAGCAAAGGACAACACAAAGGATATAAACCAATTAATGCCTGAAAAGGGATTATTTAAAGGTTTAAAGAGGATTAAATGCCGTTTAAACCAACAAAATAAATATAACTTTAAAAGTTATATTGGAGACAAAAAATGGAAAACAAAAATAAATATATTGAATTTGAATTAAAAGAATTGCAAGAAAAAGCAATTAAAAGAATCAACACACAAAAAGAAATAATTGCAAGTACAAAAGCAATTAAATCAACAATTACTTTGGAAGATACCAAAGGAAATGAAGTTAAAATTTCAAAAGAAACTAATTTTAAAACAAAAGTTTCAACAGAAAGTTTAAAAGAAATTGAAACTTTAAAAGATAATGTAGAAAAATTTCTTGTGAAAAATTCAGTTATTGGATTAGTTAGAAAATCAAATAAAACTGAATTAGAGAGCGAGTATAAAAATTTTAGTCTATAAATTAGACTATTATTTTATTTTTTTTATTTGAATTAAATTTAAAAAATAAGTCAAGAAAATGGAAAACAGAATTACTATTAAAAAAGATATTAAGGAAGTAATAAGCAACACTTCTTTAAAGGATTATAAAGTATTATTACTATATAAGAATAGTTTTAATACTAATTATAACAAAGTATACCCTAGTGTTGCTTTTAAAGTTCTTGCACAGTTGCAAGGACATAAAAAAAGGATACTTGAGTTTAAAAGTATTCTTAAAACTAAAGTAAACAATGTTTTTTCTTTTGAACAACAAAAGAAAAGATATAATTATCTTGAAAACCTTAAAAAGTTTTCAATTAATAACAAAAAAATTGATATTTCTTTTAAAGAACAGAAAAAAAGAATATCTTTTTTTAAAGATTTCAATAATAATATTTCTAATTATAATTATATTCCTAATGATAATGATAATAACAATAATAATTCTGTTGAATTAATCGAAAAGATTAAAACAGAAATCTTAAATAAATATTCTTTTGATATTTCATTTTTAAATAAAATTGATGGCTATAAAGCAAAGCATCAATATTTTAAAGAATTAATTAAATATATTAATATCCAAATAAAGAACATTAAAAAGGATATTAAGTTTAAAACTTACTTAAAACCACTTTATAATAGGGAATTAAACCTATTAAGAAGTGGAATAATAACAAATAAAGCAAAACAATTATATGCTTTTTTTATATGTAATAAGGTCCAAAAGAGAAGTTATAGTTTAAATTATAACTTCTCAAACTTAATACTAAAAAGTATTAAGAAATCACAACAAAGAGTATTAAATGATTTATTTATGAATCATTTAAATTAAGTTAGAATAAACCACTCAAGCGACAAATTAATGTTGTTTTCACAAATTTATTTGTGTGATTATGCCTAGTCATAACACAAAACAAATAAGTAATTTACTTAATAAAACTATATTCAAATAAGATAGTTGAAAAAAAGTATAACAACTTAAATCAACTATATTAAAATTGTAGTTTTAAAAAAGTATAAAAGGTTTTAGAAGAATAACCTTTTAAAGTATTCTACTTATTTATATTTCTATATTTATTTAGTTTAAATTATTTTAAAATAAATTAAATAAATAAAATTCTAAATAATTAATTATAATAGTTATAGTTAATTAGATTAAAGATTAATAAGGTTAAAGGTATAGATCCCCTTGTGGTAATTCCTTTACATTCTCTCTTCATACTTAAATGGGAAAAGGAGAAGTCCCTTTTCCCAAACACCTCCTTTTAAGAGTTGGTGTTGACATTAACTCCAACTTAAACAAATTAGGGAATAATCCCATAATAATATTCAGGTGAATACCTGCAGGCTATTAAGGGATTAACCCAGAATCACACTTATTCTAAGTTCCTTCTTAACCCCTAACTGAAGGAACTATTTTTTTTAACAGATTAAAGGGGACGCACTAATCACTAGAGTTGGTGTCAACATTAACTTTAAGTTTAAAGTGGATGGTGTTGACACAACCAAATGAAGATAAGATTAGGGGATTAACCCAGAATCAAAGAGGAAAAGAAAATGAAATACAAAAAAGAATATTTAGATAACATAAGTAAATTGATGTTTAAAGTTGTTAATCCAACTTATAACAACAGATTAAATTCTGGGAAAAACCCAGAATCAAACAGAAAATGAATAAAGCATTTTTAAGGAAAGCAAAATGGATCGCAGAAAGATACCCAGAAGCAGGAGAAGAAATGTTAGCATCAAGATTAAAGATCTTATGCGATAAAAATAATGATTACGAAAAATTAATGAGAGGTAAAAGAAAATGAACCAAAATATAAAATTATTAATAGGCATAACAATAGTGATTATAGGTAACTCAATGATACAATTTGGGGCGGATTACACAGATTACATACCTTTAGTAGGATGTATGGTAAATGGAGCATTAGTAGGAGTTTTGATAGGAACTTCGAGAAAATAAAAAAGAGGTAAAAGAAAATGAAAGATATGATAATATTAATGGAACACTACACACCCTTATGTGATACTCTTGAAGGAACAAGAAATTCACAATCCTTTAACAAATAAAAAGGGGACAAACTAATTGTTGGTGTTGACACCAACTCAAAGGTGATAAAATGAAACAAAAAGATTTAAATTTTAAGGGAAGAGATAAAGAAACATTAAAAAAATATGTCAAAGTATTAATAGAAAATGGATATAAAGTATATATCCCAGTAACAAAAGACTATTCTTGGGTTCATGTACTAAATAAGAAGAACCAAATTGCATACATTCAAATAGGATACTTCTTTGGAATTGATTTTGCCAGTGTTTGTAAACCAACAATAGAAACAGGAAAGGGATCTCAAAGGTTTGAACAAATTGAAAACCCAAAATTAAAACATATTGAAGAAACATTTGATAGATTTAAAGGAACAAAAGGAATAACCTACAAAGATTTTGAGGAATTTCAAAAAGATTCTTGGTGTAAACATGAAAGAGTTGTATTAGAATAAGGAGGAAAACAAAATGAAACATTGGATTATAAAGAAAATGACTATTAGGTCAAAAAATAAAAAATACCCTTATTTAGTAGAAGGAATAAATTTGCACTGTAAAGGAGAAACATTTAACTGGAAATTACCCAATTTAAATAATAAAGAATACGACTTCCAAATGGGAAATAATGTATTTTTTGAATATTGAGGGAAAGAAAATGTTGGAACAGATATTAGAAATATTAAATAAAGTTGAACCAGGAATGGAAGAACAAGAAACAGACGCAGTTATAGATTACCAATTAGAATTAATTTATAAGAAGTATGAAGTAAAAGAATTGTACGAAGTAAAAAACTCATATATGGGATAAAATGAAACTGTTAAAAGAAATAGAAACAAACAAAAAAATAAATTCACCAAAGATCTTAAAGAAATATCTAAGAGAATTTGAAGAAGAAGATAGGGAGTTTGTGATAGTAATAGGATTAAACACAGCAAACAACCCAATATATAGAGAAATCGTGGCAATAGGTACTCTTAACGCCACAATTATTGCACCAAGAGAAATATTTAAGAAAGCAATAACAATGAGCTGTAACGCAATAATAATGGCTCACAACCACCCAAGCGGAAATAACAAACCATCAACACAAGATAAAGAAGTTACAAAGAAAATTAAGGAAGCAGGAGAAATAATAGATATTAAACTAATAGATCATATTATAGTAACTAAAGAAGAATATTATTCCTTTCGTGAACAAGACCTTTTATAATAAAGGGGACAGACTAATCGTTGGTGTCAACACCAACTCAAAGGGGAAAATGAATAAATGGAGCGTGAGTAATATGCCTTATAAAAGTGAATACACACATCTTAAAATACCCAGAAATAAAGATAAAAGGGTTAAATTATCTTTAGAAGATAGAAAAATGATAAAGAGATTGTATGGAGAAATATCGCAAAGAAAATTAGCAAAAAGATTTAATGTATCAAGAAGTTTAATTAGATGGATAGGTGATCCAGATAAACATGAACAAAACCTATTAAGAAGAAAAGAAAGAGGTGGCAGTATGATATATTATGATAGGGAAACACAAGTTAAGGCATCACAAGAAACAAGAATAAAAAGACAAAAATTATATCAAAAAGGTTTATTAATAAAATAAAGGAGCTAATAAAATGAATAAATATATTATGAATCAAGAATTAGTGCAAAAAGAAATAAATGAATTTCCAATATTCTTTGCATTCTCAGAAGAACAAATGAACGAAGGATTAAAGAAATTTAATTGCACAAAAAAAGAAATAGTAACAATAGGTTATTGTGGATTTATTAAAAAGGAAAATGAAAAAGACTATTCAGAACTAATGGAGAAACAACACAAAAGAGAAGAAGAACTAAGGAAAGATAAAGAATATCAATTTCAAATGTTTAGATATGAATTAGCTAACCATGAATATTGTATTACTTATGATATTGATGAAACACTAGAAGCAATAGGGATAACAGAAGAAGAATTAAAAGAGAAATATTTACAGTCCTTTAAAAAAGCAAAAAAAGATTATTTGAAATGTATGGAAGAAGATAATTAAAGGGGACAGACTAATCGTTGGTGTCAACACCAACTCAAAGGAGGAAAAGAAAATGATGCACATAAACAACATGGATATATTTTTTTCAATGATGGAAGGAATGAGATTTAATGATTTAAAAGATATTAAAAGAAAACTAAAAGAACTTTTTTCAGAAGCAAAAATAGATTTAAGTTTTAAAAGTTATGCAGAGGATGATTATTTCCCCAGCGATTATGAAATTGTAGTGGAAATAAAAAATGAAGGAAATTTTCTTATAGATTTAGATTTATATTTTTTATACGATAGAAGAAACATGATCTTAATTACAGAGTTTAATTTTGAGGTGAATTAAAATGATGATTAAAGAAACAAACAAATCTGTAAGAGATAACAACCAAACAGCAGAATTAAACACAGAAACAAAACAAATACTAATAACAAACAGACATGGAAGAAAGACAATAGAAACAATTAACATAGATATGGATGGATACTTAAACGCACCAGGGGGATTTAACAAAGACTATAACCAAATGATGTATATTAAGAAAAGGAATTGTTATCTTGATTTTACAGACCCTTTAAGCACAAGGATCATAGATTCACAAAGGTATGCAATAAATAAAATAATAAAACAATTTAGAGGTAATTAAAATGGGAAGATATTTTTCAGGAGACATAGAAGGAAAGTTCTGATTTGGAATACAATCCAGTGATGATGCTGAGTTTTTTGGATCAAAAGGATTTGAACCAGCATACATAGAATATTATTTTGATGAAGACAACTTAAAAGATATTAGGAAAGGATTAAAGGAATGTAAAGAAAATCTAAAAGGGTTCAAAAGTAAATTAGATAATTATTTTAAAGGAAAATGTGGTTATACTTATGAAAAGTTGGCTGAATATTTTAAAGTAAATGAAAGTAAAGTTAAAGAATTATTAACATGGTATGCGAGAGAAGGATTAGGTAAGAAAATATTAGAATGTGTAGAAGCACAAGGAGAATGTAGATTCGAAGCAGAATGTTAGAGGTAAAATAAAATGGAAATGAATGAGGAAGAAGAAGAAAAATTAAATATTTTACTAATGGTATTTTTGAAAAATAGAAATATAAAGATACCAGAAGATAGTAATATGTTAATAGACGCATGTTATTATGATGTTATTCAAAATATTGAAACTTATTTAGAAGTTATAAAGAATGATAAATAAGAGGTAAAATAAAATGGATGTAAAAGAAATATCAACAGAGTTCTTGAAACATAAGATTAAAGTTATAACAAGAGAATTAAATAATAGAAATCAATGCAGCGGTAACTACGAAGCAGGATATAAATTGTTAATGCAGTATTTTGATAGCATTAATGATGAAGAAAAAATACAAGTTAGTAATCAACTAACACAGTGGGGATTGTAAAATGGATAAAGAACTAAAAGAATTACACATATTCAACGGAACAGAAAAATACTATGATATATTAAACGCTAAATGCACAGATGGAATTAAATACCTAATGGAGAATGGTTACTCATGGTTTGTAACAGACGCTCTTGTAATACTAAAAAATAAAATAAAAGAACCATTCTGTACAGTTAAACTAGAAGTAGAAGAAGAAATGGCAATGATGATCATAACAGATGGAGATACAAAAGAATTATACAAACAGGAATACAAATGGACAGACGCAAAAAGAAATGTTAAATGTTTCTTTACTGATAATGTATTTATGTTAAGTGGAGAATATTAACAATCCCTTTAATACAAAGGGGGTCGCACTAATCACTGCTTGAGAGAGTTAAGGAGGAAAAGATGAAATGTGAATATTTAGAAAAAGAAGATTGTAATTTATGTTCTGTTAAAAAAGAATGTAAATTTTGGATAAAATATGATGAGTTTTTAAAAGAAGTTTACGAAGGGAGGGGGCAATAAAATGGGATTAGATAGTATTAATGAATTTAAACATTATTGTTGTCCTTTTGGTAGTAGCAATATCTATGAGGCAATAAGAGTAGCAAGAGAAGTAAATATAACTGTTTCAAAATTTTATGATTTATGTGAAGAATGGGCAAAAAAAACAGAAGCACCATTTAAAGATTTAGATATTTGTTATATTATTTATGATCATATATTACAAATGGCCAGAAATGAAATTAATAAAATATTAAAATTTGATATTCGTAATGATGTACAGGGAGGATTTCATACTTGTGAGAATTATAGTTATACAAGTTATAATTATAAGGATACTGATTTAGATTTATTAAAAGAGAAATTAAAAGAAGCAACAGAAGAAGAAATTATTAAACTTACAAATAATGATTTTGTTGTTTTCTTATTTGATAATATAGAAATTGATATTAAAGAATTAAGAAAAGAGGTGCAATAAAATGATATGTCCAAATTGTATAAAACCATTAGAATACGCTGGAAAAACAAAATATGATAATTATGTTTATGATAAATATACTTGTGAAGGTTGTCCACACATTATTGTTTTAGATTGGAGAGACGATGATGAATGAAGAAGAATTAGAAATATTAAATAGGTTATACCAAAGAACAAAAGATGAAGATGTCTTAAGATTAATTGAAAAGTTAAGAGGAAAAGAAAATGGAAAAAATAAGAACAATTAAATTATATGATAATGAAGCAAGTGAATACCCAATCATCATTATTAAAGAAGAAAGTATTAAAGAATTTAAAAACCTATTAAAGTTATACCAAAAGAATGAAGCACATAACATAGATGGCTTTATTAATATATTAAATAATTTTGAATGGTTTATTAAAATAATAGATTATGATGAGATGATATTCTTTTAAGGAGGTAAAATAAAATGGAAGATGAATTAATAAAAATATATTATGAGTTTGGGAAATGTGAACATAGAACAAATGGAATACATAACTTATCTAAAAAAGAAACATTTGAATTAATTGGAAAACTAGAAGAAATTAAATATGATTTAATACAAATTCTTTATGATCAAGATTAGTTAATGTTAACACAAACTTTACAAAAAAAGTTCTAAAAAGACCTTTAATTCTTTGGCACTAAAAAAGGGTAATTACGCACACTTTGGAAAAAACTGTTTACCTATACTTTTACAAAAGGGCCAAAGTGGTGCCATTACGCACAACACAGTATATATATAACTATATTAATATATTTATATATATATATATATACCCTATATTTATAAGTGTAGTCTTTTCTTAGTAATAACAAAAAAAGAAGAGTTGAGTTAGAGATTAAAGAAAAAAGAGCAAACAAGTGTGCGTAAAAGGGCCAAGTTGACCCTTTTGTAAAAGGTTTCAAAAACCATTATTTCTGAAGTGTGCGTAAAAGGGCCAAGTTGACGCCAAAGAAAAAGAGAAGATATAAATAGATATAGGTAATAAAAAAAATGAAAATGAAAGATAAAAAAATAAAAATGAAAGATAGATTAAACGAAAGATTTAATGAATTTTTTATAAAAGAAATTAAAGAAGATCCAGAAGTGTATAATGTTTCAGAATTCATTGAAGAATTATATTATGCACACAATAATAGATCTGCATTAATTAAAAGAAAAAAAGAATACGAAAAACAAATAGAAATAATAAATGAAAAATTAGATAAAATAAAATTAGAAAGTTATGAAGATAAAATATTAAAGATTGTTTCTGAAACAGAATTAAGATGGATTAAAACATATTCAATACCCTCATTAAGAAAAGAAAGTAAACACACAGTATTTAGAAGATACAAATCTACATGGGGTAATACAATACTAAGTACAAAACAATTTGATTTAATTATTAATTATCTTAAAAAAAGAAATTAAACGACACAAACGACAAAATAATAAGAGGATAAAATGAAGGCATACATATATGGATTATTTGAAAATGGAGAAGAAATAGACAGAACATCATTAGATGAAATGAATATTAACCTAGCAAACAGTTTATTTTTTGGAGAGTTTGGACATAAAGATTGTAAACACATGACAGTAGGATTAATAGGAGAGGTAGAAGAAGAATGACACTAGAAAAATTGGGATACACCAAAGAAAGAAAATTAACAACAAAAGGTAAAGAGTTTGTAAACAAAATAATAAAGAGTAAGAAAACAGGAGAAGTAAACAGAATAAGATTGAAAGGAATAATGGGTAGGACAGAAAGAGAACTATACATTATAGATGAAGATATACTTAACGAGATAATAAATAAACAAGACCCTTCAACAAAAGAAAAGAAAAAGAAAAAATGACTAAGTATGTAATAAACACAGTTGAGTGGAACATAATGGATATTAATAAATTATGTTTAATGACTGGGATGGAATGGGATTGTAAAAGAGAAAGAATAGAAGTCTTAGAAGTAAGAGACAAATTTAGTTGGGAAAAGTAAAGTTAGAGTCAACACAAAGTAAAGAAAGAGGACAGTCTAATTTCTGTGTAACCCTGCAAATTAATTAAAATAAATCTATGGAGGTAGATTATAATGGGAACAAGAGGATGCGTATGTTTTAAAGTTAATGAAAAGTTTTTTGGTATGTATAATCATTACGATTCATATCCGGAAGGATTAGGAATAAATATTCTTGAAGAATTAAGAAAAATGATTGATTGGAAAGATGTAAAAGAAAACATAAATAATATTGAGTTGATTAAAGATGAAGAATCTAAACCAACAAAAGAACATATAAAAAAATATTCTAAATATGCAAACACTGCTGTTGGAGGTAGCATGGATAACATAAAGATTAATACGTATTATCAATTATTAAGAAACCTGCAAGGAGAAATCACAGAATATATGAATGGAGATATTGGAATAATGGTTGATTCATCTGAATTTATTAAAGACACATTGTTCTGTGAATATTATTATGTTATTGATTTAGACAAAATGAAATTTGAATCATATTGTAATTATGATGGAGAAAATTTATTATCAGAATATAAATTAAACAAATTACCATCTAATAAGAAATATGAAAAAGATAATGTGAAGGAGGAATAAAAATGGAAAAAGATTTCAAAATGTTATGGATAAGTCATAACACAATATACTTGAAGAATAGTAAAGGGGAAACATTTACTATATCAACTTCAGACCTAAGAGAGATATTAAATAATGCTGCATTAAAAGCAACAAAACAAATTAAGAATTATAAATTGGAGGCAAATTAAAATGGGACAAAGATTTCAAATAATCTTAAATCGTAGAGGAGACTTAAAGGTAATACATTTCCAATGGTTATATGGTATGTATGCGATAAGAAGAATAGGAACAGCAATAAGAGGATACATGAAACAAAAACATAAATTTTATGAGTTCAAAGAATATCTTTATGGGAGTTGTTACGGAAAGTTTAATGATATGAATTCTTTTTGTGATTATTATGATGCAGTAACTGAAAACAGAGATAATGAATATATCTTAGATAAAAAAAGAATAGGAAGATTTGAAACATTCCTAAAGACATTAGATAATAATGATGGGTTTTTGTATTTGAAGTTTGATGAAAAAAATAATATTCAATATTGTTTTATTACAAGAAATGATAATGGAGAATTTATTAAACATAATGCAAAACAATACCTTACAACAAAAGAATGGTACTCAGACAAGAAAGGGTATAATAAAAAACAAATGAAAGAATTTGAAGATGGGATGAAAACATTCAATCAATTAGAATGTATTGATTATCCAAAATCAATACGGAGGGATTAAAATGGGATTAGATATGTATTTATATGCGAAACAATATTTTTGGTCAGGTAAAAAAGAAAGCGAAACAAAACAAGTAAACAAATTATTTCCAGAAATGAAAGGGATGAAATTAAAAACAATATCTTTTGAAGCAGGGTATTGGAGAAAAGCTAATGCAATTCATTTATGGTTTGTGGAAAATTGCCAGAATGGAAAAGATGATTGTGGTAATTATGAAGTATCGGGAGATGAATTAGAAGAGCTAAAGAATCTATGTGAAACAGTATTAAAAGAAAAAGGAAGAGCAGAAGATTTATTACCAACAAAAGAAGGATTCTTTTATGGTGGTGTTAAATATAATGAATGGTATTTTGATAATCTAAAACTAACAATTAAGTTTATTGATAAATGTTTAAAATTAAATAAGGACTGGTATTTTGAATATCATTCCAGTTGGTGAAGATAAAATGGAAAAAGAAAAACAAGATAAATTTAAAATGACAATGGTTGATCTATTAGAGGAAGTATGGGCAACAGCAGAGTTTGGATTGTATGAATCAACACAACCAGATGAAGTGGTTTTAAGATTAAAAGAGATTGTAAGAAGTTATACAGATGAATTAACAAAAGAAGAATCAATAGAATTACATGAAAAATTAGAGAGTAGAGGGTTGTAAAATGAGTGATGCGTGGGTTAAAGAAGCAGAAAGAAGAGGAGATGAAGCAGATGAATATAATAGTTGGATTGAATCTAATGAAGAAAATATATTAGAATCATACAGAAATGATATAGATGAATTTCCAAATGAATTATATGAAGGTTTAGTTAAAGATGATTATGAAGACGCAGAAGAACAATACATTGAAAACTTAAAAATAAAAGATGTTCCAAATGATTATATTAGTGAAAGATATAATTTGGCCATGGAGGGGGAAAACTAAAATGGAAAGACCACCATTAAGTGAATTGCCAGAATGGGAAATAAGAATGTTAGGAGAATTAAACTTAGAAACTAAACATGATAGAATGTTAAGATATATTAGAAGTGCAGACAAATACCCTGAACATGAGAAGTAAAGGGGACGCACTAATCGTTAGTGATAACACCAAATTGAATGAGGTAACAACAATGAGTGAGAAAAGATTTACTAAAAATGAAATAATTGAAATGTTAAAAAATGCAAGATATGACTCAGAGAAAGATTGTTTTATAATAGAAAATAATAAAACAAACCTGTTTGAAATCATAAAATTGCTTAAAGAGAATGTAAATATATTTGCTTCTGCGGACAGATATAAAAAAGATTTTGGAGAAATAGAAAATAAAAAATGTATAATTATTGGAAGTATTCTTGGAGAAGAATTAGCAATAATAACAGATTAAATATAGAATGAGGTTAAAAATGGAAGAACAGATAAAAAAATTAAAAGAAAAGATAGAACAGAAAGAAGAATTAACAAACAAATTAAAACAAAAACAAGAACAATTTGATGAAGAAAACAAGATATTAATTGAAGAAATAAGTAACCATAATAAAGTAATAGAAGAAAGGAAAGATATAATAAAAGAACAAGTTAAAAAAGAATATTATCAAACAGGAAATAAAAAACATTATGGAGGAATTGGTATTCAAGTTAGGAAAAAATTGATATACGATTCTAAAACTGCAATTACATGGGCTAAAGAAAACATGCCAGTTTGTATAAAGGAAATGTTAGATAAAAAAGTATTTGAAAGTTTTGCTAAGAGTAATGAAGTAGATATAGTAGATATAGAAGAAAATGTTATTGTGACATTCCCTTCTAAAATAAAAATAGAATGAGGTTAAGAAAAAATGAATGAAAAATATTGTAGAGAATGTGGGAAAAAAGTAGTAGAGAATTGTGAAATCTGTCCTGGTTGTGGATGTAGAGTTAAAACAATTTCAGTTGGTAAAACAAAGAAGAAATCAACAGCAGTAATTTTAGCAGTACTGTTTAGTTATTGGACTTGGTTATACACAGCAAAGAGAGATTTATGGAAGTTTTGGGTAGGATTATCAGCATGTATAATTGGTGTATTCTTTTTATGTATCCCTAATTTAGCGATCTTTATATGGTCAATATTAGACACAACATTAAAAGATGCAGATTGGTACGAAAACTTTCACAACGAAGAAGAATAAATTAAATGAGGTAAATAGAAAATGGAACAAGACATAGAAAAAATTGAAATTGAAGAAGTTAAAATGGAACAAACAAAAGAAGAAATGGGTGATGTTATTATGTTATTACAAGACATCAAAACAAAAGTGTTAAAGAACTCACTTCTTATACAGGAACTTAAAGAAAAGAAAACAGTAAAAAAACCAAATGGTAAAGTAGAAGAAGAGAAAACAAAAGCAGCAGAAGTAGTAGTAGACCCAAAAGATAGTGTTAAAATCTCTGTTAATGCAAAAGGACAATTCTCAGGGGAAGTTAAATGTTATGCACTAACACCAGACGAAGCGATGGAACAAGCAACAAAATTAGTAGTAACAATGGAAGCAATCATTAGAGAAAAAAACAATTTGTAAAAGAGTTCTTTAAAAGTTGGTGGCAACACCAACCATTTTATTTTTTAAACAAGAGGTAAAGATAATGAATCAACTAAAGTTAAGTCCACCAAATAGTAAAACAAAGATAGTATCATTTAATATTAACAACACAATATGCAAAAAGATTAAAGGATGTAAAGAACAAGGATGCCTTAAACACTGTTACTATAATAAGTTTAAAAGATTATATCCTGCACAGACACCTTTCCTTAATAATAATCTAAGAGCATCAAGAAGAAAAGATTTTGTGGAAGAAATAAGTAAACTAATAAAAAAACAAAACATAAAATATTTTAGAATACACACATGTGGAGAATTTTATAGTCAAGAATATTTTGATAAATGGGTTAAGATATGTAAAACATTCCCAGACATAATCTTTTACACATACACTAAAAATGTAGACATCAAAGTAAAAAGACCTAAGAACTTTACATTATACATTAGTGATGATAAAGGAATATGGAAAACTAAATATAAACAATTTGATGGAGTATCTAAAATGAAACTTAAACAAGATCCTTTACCAAAAAAGTTTGTGCAATGTCTTAATCAAACAAAAGGGTTAACATGTATTGAATGTAAATATTGTATGAAGAAAGGAAATGTTTGTTTTAATAAACATTAGAGGAAGAAAAAATGGGAGAAGAAGAAGTTAAATTAAAGTATATTGACGAGAAAGATATAAAATTATATTTGGATAATGATTGTTTTTGTAGAATAGACAATCCATTAAATTATCCACCATCTAAAGTTATACTAAAAGGAGAGATAGGAACATTATTTGATGAAAGGATTATTGTTATCAGTAAAGAAGAAAAGAATAAACAAAAGTATAACAAGATGATTGAATTAATAACCAATAATATTATATCCCAAGATATGGTTCTTGAAAAGTATGGTAAGAATAGTGTAAGGTTAATAGAGATTTATAATTATATTAATAAGATTAAACACACTAATGAAGGAAGAAAACATAACGAACCAGAGGCAACACTGGAAACAATAAATTTATATATTATTGAAGTAATGGACTTGTGTAAAGATTTAATTAACGAATTAAACGCAATCAAAGAAACAACAGAAATAATGAAAACATATTATGCTAATTTTAAAGAAGATAAAGGGGACGCACTAATCTCTGCTGAACCGGTTAAGGAGGAAAAGAAAAATGGATGAAGAAGAATTAAAAAAAGTAAAAAGAAGTGACATATTTTCAGGAATAGTAAAACAAACGATTGAAATGGCACTAAAAGATTTAAAACAAATACAATTAGAATGTGGTTCTAAAGATGATTATGGGCAAGGAGCATATAATGGTTTAGAACTTGCAAGAGTTAGTTTAGTGGGGGGAAGTGATAAATTTATAAATAAAAATTTCAAGGTTGATTCAGAAATATCAACAAATGATGCAGTCACTAATGGAATAAAAGAAAACCATCAAACAACAGGACATATTATTGAACCAAAAGATATGGATAGAATAATGAAAATAAAAAAAGTAAAAGAATCTACCGAAGAAATGTTTGTTTCAACAAATAAAAGAATTGATGATGTGATAGATATGATTTTAAAGATTGAGAATGCATTAAACAAACATACAAATAATATGGATAATGCTCACAAATATTGAAAGGTGATATAATGGTAATAAGAAAATGTGCTAAATGTAGAAAGATGAGATTAATAACACACCCAACCCATTATGAGTGTAAAGAGTGTGGATGCAAATTCCGTTATGAAGGATTTAAATTAATTTTTATGGACAAATAAAAAAAGGTGAAGAATTATGTTAGAAGAGAAAACACAAATAATTATTGAAGAAAAAGTTGAAGAAATATTAAGGAAATATATATTTAAAACAGGAATAAGGGATATGGTGGCAATGTTTTCAGAAATAAACATTAAGAAAATAGTAAGAACAGAACTAGAAAGAATACATAAAACAGGACAAATACCATCAGGGTTAATGAAGAAAAGGATAGGAATAAAACCGTCAAGAAAAAGATATAAATTGTTTTGTATATTATTGAAGAAAAGATTTACAACAGCAAAAGAAATAAAAAAAGAATTAGGGTCAAATGACCATCAGTATTATGCAATAGTAAACCTGTTAAAATATCAAGGTTACATATCTATACAAAAAGATAATAAGTGCGTGAGATATGTGTCTTTAGTAGAGAATGTAATAAAAGAAGTTAAAGAGTTTGTAGAAGAGAATAAAAAATACTATGAACTAGAAGTGGGGCAAGAAGAAAATGATAACACAAAAAGAGATAACAACGTATGATAACTACGTTGAATGGTTAAAACATTTAAGACCAGATTTAGACCCAATGGAATTGTATAACCCAGACTTAACATATTTGGAAAACAAGACCCTTGCAAGAAAAAAAATGAATGAAGAAGAAATAACAAAAAAGTATTATTATAAATTAGGTAATGCAATAAAGAAAGTTACTCAAGGATATAGTAAAATTTTATTTGTTAAAGGAACTGCAGGCGTTGGGAAAAGTAAACAAATAAGAACAGTATTAAATAATGATAATGCAGAATTTGTAGAATTATCTGGAGATATTTCATCAGCATATTTATACAGATTATTGTATGAAAATAATGGGAAGATTATCTGGTTGAAAGATTTTGTTAAATTGTTAAAGATGCAAGATGCATTAAACTTATTAAAAGCAGCAACAGAAAGTGAGGATAAATGTTTATTAACAAAAAACAATTATTCAAAAGTTCAAGAAGATTTACCAGACAAGTTTGAATGTAATTGTAAATTTATATTTGATTATAATGCAATAGCTATAAAGGGATTACAAGAAGACTTAAACGCATTACAATCAAGAGGGGATTATATTGAAGTATTTTTCACGAAAGAAGAAATAATAAATATAATGCGACTAATAGCAACAAAAACATTTGAAAAAGAAGTAACAAAACATTTAATTGAATTAATAAAAAAAGAAGTTTGTGTCGACATAAACTTAAGAACACAATACAAAGCATTCAAAACATATAACTTCTGTAAACAAAATGATTTAGACTGGAAGAAAGAATTAAAATCAGAACTAAAAGTATCAAGTAGAGAGAGAGTATTATTACATTCTCTTATAGGAACAAAAGATATAACAACAACAGAACTTAAAAAGATTTTAATTAAAAAAGGAATTGTAAACACAATAAGGACATCAGAAAGATTCATTAAAAAGATGTTATTCATTGAAGAATTATTTAAAGTATCAGAAGAACAAAGAAACTATTCAGTAAATATCAACAGACGATCTTAATCACAAAAAATAAAGGGAAGGAAACAATCCATTTTTATCTCCGTTTAAATGAAAACTAAAATCTTCCTTTCCTTTATTTTCTTTATCCAAAGGGGGACAGTCTAATTCTTTTCTCCTTGTGAAGTTAGAGATTGTTAGATAACTACTGAAAAGTAAAACAAAGGTTTATATACAGGTTGTATATAGATTGGGTATAATGAAGATGGAAAAATGGCAATTAGAACAAAGACAGAAATTATCTTTAAATGTAAAGATTAATCTTTCGTTAATTAAGATTAGAAAGTTCTATCAAGAATATAATGGAGAGGTTTATATCTCTTATAGTGGGGGTAAAGATTCGGAAGTTATGTTACATTTAATAAAATCCTTTTTTCCAGATGTTAAAGTATTATTTGTAGATACAGGAACTGAACTACACACAAGAGATCACGCATTAAAAAAAGCAAACATTGTTTTAAAACCAAAAAAGAGTATGTTGGAAGTGTGGAATAAATATGGTATACCATTCCCAACTAAACAACAAGCACATTTTATTTATCAAGCAAAACATACAAAGTCAGATTACTTAAGAAGTAGGTTAATAACAGGGATAATGAAGGATGGAAGTAAAACAATGTTTAAAATATCTAATAAATGGAAAGATATAATTACTTCAGATATAGAAGTAAGTGATATGTGCTGCCATTATTTAAAGAAAGAACCAATAAAAAGATTTAATAAAAAATCAGGCATGAAAGGATTTATTGCAACCATGGCTAGTGACGGACAACAAAGAAAAAAACAATATCTTCAAAATGGGTGTATCGATTGGGAAAAAGGACAATGTACTCCTTTAGGTTTCTGGACAGAACAGGACATACTAGAATATATTAAACAATATGATCTAGATTATTGTGATGCTTATGGAGAAATAATTAAAGTTGAAGGTAAATGGGAAACAACAAAAGCAAAACGTACAGGATGTGTTGGTTGTGGTTTTGGAGTTCACTTAGAAAAAGAACCAAACAGATTTCAAAGAATGAAAATTGAAAACCCTAAACTTCATAATACTATATTAAATGTTTGGTGTGATGGTAATATGGGTAAATTATTAAAATATCATAATGTAAAAACAAAATAAAAGAAGAGGTGTAAAATGACAACGATACAAATTGAAAAAACAACAAGAGAGGAATTAAAAGAGAGAAGAATAACTAACAGAGAAAGTTATGATGAAGTTATCAACAGATTACTAATATTAACAAAAAAGGATAAAAGGTGAAGAAAGATGAGTGAAATAGCAAAACTAATCGATTCAGCAAAAACCTTTTTTAATAAAAGTGATAATGTAATAATAAATAATTCTTTATACGTGGATTTTGGGAAAATTATCCAAGTATCACCAGAACTAGGAGATTATATCTTAGATGATTTTGAAGAAGCAATTAAAGTATGTGAAATAGCATACGAAGGTATATCCGGAAAGAAAAATACTTCTATCAGATTTACAAACATACCACAGTCAGAACATAAAGATATTTGGAAACTAAGAGCAAAAGATGTTTCAAAATTAGTATCTATAACAGGATATATAAGAAAGACAACAGAAGTTACACATTTCCCAAAAGTAATACACTATGATTGTCCTTCATGTGGAAATACAATACCTCTCGTACAACTCTCTGAAAAAATAACAAAACCACAAATATGTCAATGTGGAAATAAAACAAGATTCAAAGAAACAACAAGAGATTTAGAAGATTTACAAAAGTTAGTTATCGAAGAAGATATTAATATGATTGACCCTGCACAAAAACCACGAACAATGTTAATATCATTGAAAGGTTCATTATGTCATGAGAACATAGATAAAAATGTTCAACCAAGTAAAAAAATTAAAGTTACAGGAATATTAAAAGAAAAACCAAGAAAAGATAATAGTGTAGATCAAATTAAATATGTTGAAGCAAATAACATAGAAATGATTGAAGAAGGAATAGGAACTGTAAAATTATCTGAAGATGATATTGAAGAAATAAAGTTAATGTCAACACAAACAAACTTTAGAGAAAATATTATCCAAGAGATTTATGGAACTATTTATGGACATGATATAATTAAAAAAGCATTATTCTTACAGCTAATTGGTGGAGAACATTTATACATCAATAATAAATTAGAAGAAAGAGGTTTAATCCATGTATTAATATGTGGAAATCCAGGATGTATGTTAAAAGACCAATTAATCCAAACAAAAGATGGATTAAAAAAAATATCAGAAGCAAAAACTTGTTTAACAATTAATGATAAATTTGAAAAAGTTGAAAGTATGTGCATCCCGAAATGCACAGGCCAAAAAGATGTATATATTATTTGTACAGAGAAAGAGGAATTAAAATGTTCAAAAGACCATATATGGATAGTAATAAGAAATAAGATCATCATGGAAATAAAAACAAATGAATTAAAAATAACAGATTTATTATTAAGGGTGGTTAAAAATGATGAAAAATATGCAACGAGATCAAACATTAGAAAAAAACAATATGTGGGTAAATTTGGATTTAAACTTAATAAAAAGGTTATATCAAGAAAAACAATTATCTGCAACACAAATAGGAAAAATAGTGGGGCACGATCATCATGTAATAATAAGAAGGTTAAAAATGATGGGCATACCTATGAGGTCCTTCAAAGAACAAGTAAGTTTAGGAATTTCTCAAAATTTATACAAATTCAAAGGAAAAGAAGGAGAAAAAAATCCGGCTTACAAAAATGGGTTAAGCGTGGGTTTAAGCAAAAACAGAAAAAAGTATGTAAAAATAGCAAAAGAATATTTGTACTGGATTTGTCACACTTGTGGAAAAAACAATACAAAAATGGACTTGGTTATTCATCACATAGATGGGAACAACAAAAACAATGTTCTGGACAATTTAACAATTCTTTGTCAATCATGCCATGCAAAATTACACAATTATACAAGAGCAAGGAAAAAAAAGAAATGTGGGACTTAATTGTGCCGGACACCCATAATTTTATTTTAGATAATGGTGTAATCACGCATAATTCTGGTAAAACAAAATTAGCAAAATGTTCATTACATTATCTGCCTAATAGTAGATTATCTAGTGGATCATCAACAACAGGAGTTGGATTAGTTGCGGCAATAACAAAAGATGAAGAATTAGGATGTTGGGTATTAGAAGCAGGGGTGTTAGCATTATCAACAGGAAGTTTAGTTGTTCTTGATGAATGTGATAAATTAGAAAAAGATGATATGGCTAAACTTAATAATGCATTAATGGACTTAGAAGTACCATTTGACAAAGCAAATATTCATAGTATAATAAGAACAGAAACAACAGTTTTAGCAACAGCAAACCCAGTTAATAGAGTCTTTGATAAGTATGAAGCAGTATGGAAACAAATTGGGTTCCCTAAAGACTTTATGGATAGGTTTGATTTAGTATTTCCAATGCATGCAATAGAAACAGAAGAACATCAAAGAAAAATAATCAAAACAATATTCAATAAGTATAATGAAGATGATGAGGTTGATGTTAATTATAACAATGAGAAAATATTAAAATATTTAGCTTATGTTAAAAATTATGTTAAACCAGTTATGAGTAATGAAGCAATAAAACATATAACTAATGAATATATAAAATTAACAAAACCAGCAAATCCAGGTGATGAACAAGCATATTTTTCTAGTAGATTAATTACAAATATAATAAGAGTTTCAACAGCATGTGCGAAATCAAGGTTAAGTAAAATTATAGAAGTACAAGACGCAGAAGAAGCAATAGAAATATTTGTTGAATCATTTAAAGCACAAGGTATAATGACTAATGATATTGCCGATGGAAGATTAAATATTAATGCAATAGAACAAATTGTCCCTAAAAAGAAAAGAGATAAGATGTATGTATTAAGGGAATGTATAGACTCATGTAAAAATGAAATTGGAATAAGTCCACATGAAGAAGTATTAGAGAAATGGAGTAACTTAACAGGAGAAAAAGAAATAGATTTTGATGGGATAATTAATATTTTAGTCCATAGAGGAGATATAATAAGACCAAGACCAGGATTTTACAAAACTATATAATTATCGAAAGACCAGGTGTGATTTTGATTTATTTCACCTCAAATGTACTATTTCTAGATTTCGTATCTGGTCCGATAAAAATATTAAAAAAATAAGAGGTAAAGAAAAATGGTAGAAATAAAAATAATATGTTCAACAGATGAACTTAAAAAGATAATGCCAATATTAAAGAAACAAAATATTTTAGTAGAAGTACAACCAGCGTCAACACATAGTTTAGATCTGAGAAGAAACCTAATTATGAAACATGTAGAAGAAGGTATTTCAAAAGAAAGGTTATACAGAAGATTAAGAACAAAAGGATATTCACATTGTAGAAAAACATTTGATAGAGATATTAAGTGGATAAAAGAGGAAGGTTTATTAACTACGGAATTTAAAAGGAAAGGTATAACACATGGAACTGTTTCAATAATACATTTGGTTGAAAAAAATAGTGTTTATGGTAAATAAGATTGGGTTAAATTACCATTATTGCCAAAATAAATAAATAATAAATAAAAAATAAATAAAACGAGGTAAATAGAAAATGAAATTAGAAGTAAGTGATAAAGTGGCTGTGAAAATGAAAAGACCGTACACAAAGAAAGGGTACTACAAAGCAAGACTAAACGAAATTAAACCAAAGAAAACAGAAAGTAAATTTGGTTATAAATTAGTATTGTTGTTTAGTATATTGGACGAAGCATACAAAGAAGAAAACGGTGAATATTTAACATTAGCATTCGAAACATATTACAAATATAAGAATGAAGATGGAACTTATAACACAGCATTAACACCAAACTCAAACTCAACAAAAGTATTCAAAAACTTAGGTTGGGAATTCTCTGAGAATGGAATCGAAACAGATAATCTTATTGGAGCAGAAGCAGAAGTATTGGTAAAAGATTATAACTACGAATACACTGATCAAGCAGGAGTTAAATCTACAGAATTAGCAAGTAGTATAGGTGAAATTAATCCGTGGAAAGATTAAGATGAAAAGTAAGAGATACAAATCCTTTACTCTTTTTTTCTTTTTTTTATTATTAATGCCATTGTTTGTTGAAGGATATGATCCAAGAATAGAAATGTTCTCAGATAATATTGTTAGCAAATTAGGAAACAACACAGAAGCAAAAGTATACCAAATATCATCGTGGGTAGAAATGTCTGTTATGTATGAATTTCATTGGTTTCAAAGAGGAATAGATATTACTTGGGAAGAACTCAAAGGAGATTGTACAGATAAAGCAATGTTAAAACAATACATGTTATACAAACAAGGAGTTTGGTCAAGGTTAGTCCGAGGATATGATGGAAACGGAGACAAGCACGACACATTGGAATATTTTTACAACAACAAATGGAACCATTTAGAAAGTAGATTCAATAAAACTGGAAATGGTATTTGGTAAAATTTCATCTTCAAGGGGGACAGTCTAATCAAAGCCCTTTTGAACTTGGAGTTGACACTAACTAGAAACAAAAGATTTAAATAAAATGGAAATAAAAGAAGAACTATTGAGTAAATGTCCATACTGTAAAAGGTTACATAGGAATGCAAAAATACATATTCAACAAGTACATCCAAAAGAATTACAAAAAGATTTAGATATGCTAATAAAAAATAAAAATCTCAAACCAAGAGAAAAACAAATAATAAAACTATTCGTTAAATTAAAAAATGTCAAATAAAGAATCACAATATAAAGGAATTGTATGGAAAAATGTTCCAGAAAATATTGATGAGTATATAGGATTTTTATATGAAATAAAAGAAATTTCTTCCGGTATGAAATATTTTGGTATAAAAAAATATTGGAAAACAAACAAAACTAAACCACCAAAATTTAAAATGAAAGATGGTAAACATATTAAAGATAAAAAGGGAAAAAGGATTGTTAGTACAAGGAAATTAAAGATACATAAAAAAGTTAGTTCTGATTGGGAGAATTATATTGGTTCTTCAAAAATAGTACAAGAACTAATAAAAACAAATCCTTTAAATTATAAAAAAACAATACTACAATCTTATAATACTGTTACTGGGTTAAAAATGGCAGAAGTTAGAATATTACAAAACTATTATTATGTGGGTAATTGGAATAAAATATTCAACGAAGAAGTTTGTATAAGATTAAGAATTAGGAAGGGTAATTAAAAATGGTACTGAATCGGAGAAAGAAAAACCTTTTTCCTAACATCTGGAAGAAGGTCATATAAAATGAAAGATGAAGTAGGGGGGAGGGCATTATATAAAATGAAAAACATAAAAACAGTTATATTTGATAAAAAAACATATATCTATATTAATAGGTCAAGAGGCGAAAGAATAAATGAATACTTATTCACACCGAAAGAACTTAACAAAGCTAGAGAAAGATTTGATAAATATAGTCAAGAGGAGTAAGAGAAAATGTTAAATAAAATAATATGTTATTTTTTTCATCATAGAGAAGATAAAACATTTAAGAAAATAAATGCAAAATTTATATTAATAGATATTGAATACACTATAGCCATGTGTTCAAGATGTGGTGTACTTTACATTAGTAAGATAAAATGAAAGATGAGGTAAGAGAAAATGAGTTTTGCAAAGATTGAAATAACTTTAAATGAAAATGGGCAAAGTATTGAGATAATAAGACTTTTGAGACATATAAAATCTTGTGATTGTGTCGATGAAATAGATTATGTTGTAGATTAAATAGAATGAAAGATAGAAAACTTTTACAAGAAATCTGTGCTGAAGATGGTTGCACTAAAGATAGTTGTTTCCTTAAATATCTTATGTTACATAATCCATTAAGTGATAGACAAGCTATGCAAGTTAAGCTTATAGACAAGTTTAAGTACGAGTTTTCAGAAGAAGCAGGTTATGATATAGGTTATGATAAAGCCATGGATAAATGGATAGAAATGGGCTATGCTAAGAAGTATGCAGATAACTGGGACAATGATATATCAACTCATCATTTAACGGCGATGTATTATAATTTGAAGAGGAATAAATAATGAAATTATATAACCTATCTGAACTAAATAAATTGGCAAATCATGAAGGTTTTAAAAAGGATAATATGTTTATTTCAGTGAAATCTTTAAACGAAGAATTAATTACATTATGTAAAGATTATGAAAGTATGGGTGAGGATTATGATGAGATTAGTATGCATAAAATTGATACTGTTAAAGAAATAATGAGAAGATGTGGGTGCTATAAAAGATGAATAAAAATATAGAGTTCGTAGAATTTGATAAAGAATTAACTTTGAAATGTATAAAGAAATATTATGATGTATTAGAAGAGGTAGAAAATGAATATTAAATTAACAAAACCAGAAAGAAAAGAATTAATTAATTCTATAATGGATGATGAAATAAAATCTACTATTAGAGAAATATTTCAAGAAAAGTATCAGGAAATATTAGAAAAAGAATTAAAAATTAAGATTAATAGAGTAGTTGAAGAGTCACCCCATTTGTTTAGAGATAGTATTAAAAGACAAATAGAAAAATTATCAGATGATTCATGTAGAAGGAGTTTTGGAATGAAATCTAATACAGGTGGTTTTTATGCTTCTTTTGAGGGAATAAATTTTAACCCAGAAACAAAAGATAAAATAATAGATAAAATTTATATTAATTTAAAAAAAGATTTTGATATAAAAGAATTAATAAAAGATGTAAAAAAAAGAAATTGTAACTAAACTTATAAAATAATATATGTAGAAAGAATAGAAGATGAAAACTAAAACTGAAATAACTGAAAGATTAGTGATGTATCAAGAAGAATTAAAAAGACATAATAAAAATCCTATTGATTATGAAGAAAGTTTCACAGAGTTAGTAGAACGTGCTGTGGCATTATTAGAATGGGTGTTAAGAGATGACAAAGAATAGAAGAAAAGCAAACAAGGATAGAAAACATAATCAACATCTTAATGATATAGTTAAAGAATCATACCCTGGACATAAGGTAGATGTTGGAGAAATGTTAAAACATGCACAGAAAGATATGAACATGTGTGGATACCTTAGAGAACCACATTATGATAATAAGAGTTACTATGGCTACTGTGCAATAACTAAACATGATTGTACCCATAGACATATAGAATACAATAATGATTGTGACGCTTATAATAAAAGATTTAACAGGTGATTTAAAAATGAAAAGTATAAATTTATATTACAAACAAGGTGAACTTGTTAGAGAAGAAACAGATTTGTCAGATGTGGAAATAGAATTTAATGATAATTAACAAAACCTTTAAATAGTCTGGGCCAAATTAATCAATTCTGGCTAACTTTTTTTTCTTTTTTTTCTTTTTATTTTTGAAAGTTAGTGTTAACATCAACAAATTCTAAAAACGAAACATTTATATATAGGCTATATATAGGGTTGGTATGGAAGAAATTATTTTAAAACACTTAAAAAAGCAAGTCCAATGTTTAGTTAATACAATGGCAGATCTATATTTCATAACAGAAGATAACGCAGATGACATAATAGACACGCTGGAAACAATGCATTATGAACATTCACTTTTAAGACAAAAAGAAGAAATATTAAGAGAAGAAAAGGAAGAATACATAGAAGAAAATCCAGAAGATGATGTTGATGATATGTTAGTTAAATATATGGAAGAAAGAAAAACATGGTAACAAAAATATTTAAAAACTTAATAAAAATTTCAATGGACTTAGAAAAATCTATGAAAGATAAATTAAATAAGAGAGGAATTAATTTGACATATTTCTTTAGGCAAGCTGTTCAAGCAGAAGCTAAAGGAGACTGGAAATACAATTATATGGATGATAATGAATTGGAGGAAAAATAAAATGGTTAATACAACAAAATTTGTACAAGTAGGTGAACGGTCTAAAGGTCGTATCAGAAAGAATGAAAGTTTTACAGTAGATAAATTTATTGATACTGTTTTACCAGCATTTGATATTAAAAACCCTAAGGTAACTTTAAAAATTAGTATGTTAGATATGTTTAATTTATCAAAACTTACATCAAGGGTTTTAGCATATACAGAATATCACGAACTTAAAGCAGTTATCAATCAAAGGAAAAATGATAGAGTGATTTTAAAGAAAAAAATATTAGAAATAATCAAGAATGACAATTGAAGATATTTTTAGAGAATGGATTGAGGAAAATTAGAATGAGACAAGGAAGAGTAGATGGGATTGAGAGATTATTAACAGCAGCACCAGAGTTAGATATATCTCAAATATATTATGATTTTGAACAGAAGTATGCAAAGAAACACGCACACGAACAGTTACATGAACAACCTAATTATGAAAGATTAGGATATTTGGCTGTTAAACATCAAACATGGAACAGATATGCTAGTATGTTTTCTTACAAGCTGAATAAATTAAATAATCAAGAGGTAAAATAAAAATGGTATGGTTTAAAAAAGATACATTAGTGGACAAAGCAAGAGCAATAAGTGATGTGTTAGATGCTTTAGGGATTGACCCATATTCTAAGACTTCAGAAGAATTAAAAGGTGCTGCAGCGTTAGAATTATTAGGACAAAGATATCCAATTATGAAACAACACAGTCAAGCATCATTTATGAAATCTGTTGATAAAGAAACATTACAGATGGTAATGGAAACATTACAACAAGATGGATTGTTGAGCAGAAAAGGTACTGCTGCGTTGGACAGAAAATGAAAGTAATAACATGTGATTTATGTGGGAAGAAAATGGGAGATGGCATGGTATTTGTAGAAATATATTTTAATCAACCAGGTTATAGTGAATTTATTGTAGGTGTGGATAAACAACAATACAGAGATGTTTGTTGTGAGTGTAATAATAAATTGCAAAAAGCTGTTTACGACACCATTGAAGAAATAAGAGGGAAAAAATGAATAAAAAGATACTATGTATACATCATAACGATTCTGATGGGAAATTAGCCGGAGCAATAGTTAAGAATTATATGAATATAGAAAACCATACTTGTGAATTAATAGAAGTGGGATATACTAATTATAAAGATAAATTAAAACATTTATTAGTAAATGAAACAGTGCCTCATTATGATATGGTTTTTATTGTTGATTTTTCATTAGAAAAAGAAGAAATGGAAACAATAAAAAATAATTATTATTTAGTATGGTGTGATCATCATAAATCAGCAAAAGAAAAATTAGAAGAAATGTGGGAAGATATTAACCAACCAGGAATAAGAAATTTAGATCGGTGTGGAGCGTTATTAACATATGAATATTTGTATAAAACGAGGACCAGCACAAAAGAAATAAACTTGGTTGATGATTATGATAGGTGGCAACATAAACTAGGAGAAAAAACACACTGGTTTGCAGAACTAAACAAAAACTGGTCCATTGAAAGATGGATTGAATTAATAACTAATAGTGATACAAATAAGATGGAACCATTACTTGAAAAAGGTAAAATGTTATTTGAACTAAAAAAAGAAAGAATTGAAAAAATTATTAGTACTGGATTACCCGTAACATTTAGAAACAAAAAAACATTATTTATTAATAATAGTAATATATATGATGGATCATTATTAGGAAATATGATTTGTAATAATGGTTATGATATTGCCTTAAAATATGGTTTTAATAAAGATAAAGTAATATTTGGATTAAACAGTATTGGTGAATTGGATGTTAGTATTATTGCAAAAGAATTTGGTGGTGGTGGGCATAAAAATGCAGCAGGATTCCATATAGGTATTGAATATTTTAATGAATTCATAAACAAGGAGTTAAAATGAACTTTGATAAAATTATAATCTTATGTTTAACACTTTTTATTATTTTTCAGTCTTTATTCATTATGAATATTAAGACAACAGAAATTGATTGTAAAGAGGTTGTAGTGGTTGACCATTATAATACTTCTTATTATCATCATTATAATAACTCGGTTAATCATATTGAGAAAATAATACACAGTCCTTTACAAAATATTACAAGAGGTTAATAAAAATGAATAAATGTGAACATTTATGGAAAGAAGTAAATTCATACAAAAAAAAGGTGAAATAAAATGGGTTACCTCCATATCCAAAATTTGTACAAAGATGATAGAATTTTTAATTTTAAAGAATGTTATGCTATGGAAAAGGTTCATGGTACTTCAGCAAGACTCCAGTGGAAAAACAACACTATATTTTTTCATTCTGGTGGATGTAAATATGAAACATTTGTGAGTATTTTTAATACCACTGAATTACACAACTGTTTTATGGAACAATTTGAAGATATAAATGTTACAATTTATGGAGAACAATACGGTGGAAAGCAACAAGCCATGAGTGGAACCTATGGTAAAGAACCAATGTTTATTGTGTTTGAAGTTAAAATAGATACTGCTTGGTTAAATGTTCCTAATGCTAAAGATGTTGCAAATAAGTTAAATCTTGAATTTGTACCATATAAAAAAATATCAACAAGTTTAGAATTATTAAACAAAGAAAAAGATTCACCATCAATTGTAGCTATGAAAAGGGGTTGTGGAACTGATAAAATAAGAGAAGGGATTGTGATTAAACCTTTGGAAGAATTTACTGATAAAAGAGGTAATAGGGTTATTACAAAACATAAAAGAAATGAATTCATGGAAACTAAAACTCCTCGAGAAGTTGACCCAGAACAACTTAAAATATTAAAAGAAGCAGAAGAAATTGCTGAAGAATGGGTCACTCCAATGAGATTAACACATGTTCTTGATAAGTTAGATAACACTGATAAAATTGAAGATACAGGAAAAGTCATTAAAGCAATGATGGAAGATGTATTAAGAGAAGCAAAAGGAGAAATAGTAGAAAGTCAAGCAGCAATAAAAGCTATTGGTAAATTAACAGCAAGATTGTTTAAAACAAGAATAAGTAAAATATAATTTAAAAAACTCATTCATCATCAGGAAGGGTAGGGTTTAGACCTCTTTACCTTATCCTTCCCTTTATACTCTTTAATAAAGAGATGACCAAAAGACAATAAAAAAAACCCCTCTCTCTTATTTGATTGTCTCTTGTCTTTTGGTTTTTATTTTCAGAAAAATGACTACAGCAAGAAATAAAGGAAAAATAGAAAGAATATTGAAATACACAACAATAGATGAAAATATAAAAAAAGATATTAAAATATTATTAGAAATAATACAAGAAGAAAGTATAAGTAAAAAGATATTTAATAGATTAAAAGTATCAAGAGATAAACTAACTAAAAAAAATAATTATCAAGCAAAAGAATTAATAAGATTAACAAAATGTCTGAAAACAATAAGAGAAGCATGGAAATAAAAAATGGAAATACACGGATCAATTATTAGGAAATGTGATAACTGTGGAAAAGAAACATTAACATACTGTTTAAAATATAAAAATAAAGATGTGAAAGTATGCAAGTACTGTTTAAAAGAACATTATAATGTGACAATATTCAACACATTTAATCAAGATAAACCCTCTATATGTCCTAAATGTGGTAAAAAGACTGTAAGGGAGATATATAATAGTGAAGAGACTAAGAAAGGAAGGAAAATAAAAGTTACACAATTCCTTTGCTCAAGTTGTGCCAACTCCGAAAAAATCAAAACATTTATATAGATAGAGATTTATGTAGTTGGTGTTGACACCAGTTGAGGCAAAAATGGAAAAGAAAAAAGAAGAGAAGTATATTGTATTAAAAAATGTAACAGATTTTACTAAAATTGTTACAGATTACATGGAACAAACACCATTCAAAATAAAAGATTTCTGGAAATATTATGGGAACATTGAAGCACAATTAGATCCAGAAGATCAGAAAAAACTGGAAACAATATTTGCTATGAGTTTATTATCAGGAGTATACCATGGTAAATTAAATAGTAGAAAAATTAAAGTAGAAAAGAAAGATGCAAATTATTTTATAAAAAATCAAAATAAAGTTGAAAAAGAAAATAAACTAACCCCAAGTTATATGGGTTAAGAGGTCAATAAAATGGAACAAATTGTAAAACAAATGAGTGGAATTGTACAAGAAAAAGAAGAAAAACTTAACAAGAAAGGAGCAAAATATATCAAATTCACAATAGATGGACATAAATATTCTTGTTGGGATTATGAAATGGGTATAGAAATAAATGTAGGAAGCACTGTTCAAGTAGTTTACAAAGAAACAGAAAGTGTATATAATGGAAATCCCACAATATTTAGAAACGTAGAATCAATAGTTGAATCTGTTAGTATGAGTAGTGATACAGATAAACAAGATACTTTAGACAATGGGGTTACAATGCCAGTAAAAAAAGAAGAAACACAAATTACACAGAAACCTGCATTCAAACCAAAAATAAACCCAGATTATAAAGCAATGGAAGCAGATAAATTTTCTTTTGGAATGGCTTTCAATAATGCTTGTGGGATTATAGCAGAATCATACGCATTAGCATCATTAAACAAAGGAGCAAGTTTTGATGATAATTGGTGCGATGCATTAAAAGAAATAACAAAGAAATTATATAAAGCACAAAAAGAAGTCAGGATGGAAATTGAGGGATACTAAAAAATGGAAGAAGAACAACCAACAACAGGACAACAAATAGTCGAAGAACAACCAGTGAAAGAAGCAGTAATTTATAACAAAAAACAAACAAGAGAAATAACAACAACAGAAATTAATGAAGTTGTTGAAAAGATAATTGTTGAATGGAATAAACATGTAGAATTAATTCAGAATAATACAATTAAATTGTGTATGATGATTAAAGGAATAACAAGTGATTTTCCAAAAGAAAGTATTAAGGATATATTAAATAAAGTTAGACAACACCCTGACTTAAAACAATTCGTTTCAATTGATAGAATCTGGCAAGGTATGAGATTAATTAATAGACGACCAGAATTAATTGAATATATTAATTCTCAAGAAGATAATATAGAAACACAAATTAAACCATACAAAAAGAAAGATGGAAGTATTTTCTGGGAATATTATTTCGAATTAGAAAAACACGGACTTAATCCATTAGAAAGAGAAATGCTGGAAAAAGAAGGTATTGATGAAAGATGGACTTGTAAACAATTAAGAGAACATATTCAAGATAGAAAAGATGAACTTGTATCAAAAGGTAATCCATACATAAAAAAAGGAATGAAAGAAGAAACAATAGGAAGATGTATAACAATACTAAAAACATTACCATTAGATAAAGTAATCAATGCAGAAAAATTATTATTCGCATTAAGAAACCAAGACACATCAGATCTACAACGTGGAATTCAAAATTAAAAACAAGTGAGGTAAAAAGAAAATGGACGTAAATAAATTAGAAACAAAAGATATTAAAGTATTATTATTTGATTTAAACGAAGAAATAAGATACAAACAAAATCAACATCAAGAATTGTATAAAGTATTAGTTGAACGAGCAAAACAAGAACAAGAAGCACAAAATAATCCAGAAGAAGACGGACCAGTTGAAGCAGTAGAAGTTCAAGAAATTAAAGAATAAAAATGAAAATTGCAATAGGGATACCAATGTATAAACAAGTGCCAACACAAGCAGTTACATCAATCATGGGACTACAAAGACACTTACACATTAAAGATTTATTTGCAGATAAATTTGATGATTATGAAATTATTACAATTGATAGCTGTTTTGTTGATACAGCAAGAAACATGATCGTTGATGAAGCAATAAAAAAGAAATGTGATTATATACTGTGGATTGATTCTGATCACCAATTTGATGTAATTGAATTAGAAAATTTTGTTAGAAAAGCAATGTTCTCTGAATTTGATATTGTTGGGGGTTGGTATAATAGTAGAACAGAACCAGGACAAGTTGTAGCATATAACTTTAATGAAGAAATCTCTATCCCTATTATGACTAAAATTAATCCTGAATTAGTAAAAAAAGAAGAAAAGTATTTGGAATGTGGTTGTCCAGGATTAGGTATGTGTTTAATGCCTACAACAATCCCTTCTTTAATAAGAGAAAAACATTCATTCGCATTCAGATGTGAAAACATTGATGGAAACATTATTGGAGAGGACACATATTTCTTCTTTAAAGTAATGAAAGAAAACAAATACACAGTAGCAATAGATTGTTCGTTCCATGTTGGACACATAGGAGGAATAATTTGAACCAAGAACTATTCAACAAAAGATTAGAAAAAGCAAAACTTGCTAAACAAAAATCTTATGAAAGAATGGTTAACAGAAAAAAAGAAACAAAACAATTCAAACAAAACGAAATATTAAGATTGATAAGATTTTCAAACAAAAGTGGAAGTTATATTAATCATTTCATTTATTATCCAAATAATACAGATTTGCACGAAGATACTAAATTTGAAGTATTCAAAGAATTAAGAAAAAAAGGATACGATGTTTTAGTTGAACCAATATTTATTAATAATGGAAGAGCAGATATTTTAGACATTACAAGAGGGATAATATTTGAAGTAATAAAAAGTGAAACAATTGAAATGTTAGAAGAGAAAAAAAAGAAATATCCACCAAATTTAGAAGTTAGGATTGTGGATGCAAACAAAAAAAGAAGAGAGGAAATACTAGAAAATGTCTGAGAAAAAATATTTTAAGATAAACACAAACAAAACAGCAATACAATTTAACGAGAAAATGGCGTTAGATAAAAAAATTGACCCTATGAAAAATAGGCATTGTAGATTAGTTATTAATTATAGAAAGAATAATAAAAATATTAAAGTATGGTGTAAATACTGTAAAAAAGAGTTTGTATTATCACTTGAAGATTTACGTAAAAAAGATATATTTTTAGAAGGACATTTATTTAAATTAAACAAAATAACATTCAGTGCTAAATGTACTAAAGGGACAATGACCTACTTAACATCATCAGCAAGAATAATTAATATGATCCCTGAAGATATGAGGAAAACAAGATGAAACTATTAGTAACAGTTAAAGGAGCAGAAGCAAAGTTTGGACCAATAAGTTGTTGTATTATAGCAGTAGATAATAATGTATTAAGGAATTTTAATATAGACCTTATTATAAAAAGTGGATGTAAAAACTTCTTTGAAGATATGGGAGATAAACACTCTTTACTTAAACATTACTACATAAAAAAATATGATGCAAAAGATGTAAAAGATGTAAAAACAGATGTGGCAAATTTAGTATTTGAATGTATTAATTCATACCATAAATTTTGGGATACAAAGGTTTATGTTGACACAAAGTCAGAACCTAAATTTGAACTACTTAATATCAGCGACGAGATAAAACATCTTTTAGATAGTACACAAATAAGATATGCAAAAAGAAGTTTTAATAAAAAGCTATACAAATTAGTAGATTATATTCATGGACTTTATTATGATACAGAAATAAGAATGTTAAAAAATGTATATCCAGAAGAAAAAGGGATACATGAGAGGAAATAAAATGGCAAAAGAAAAAGTAAATAAAACATTAGAATTAGTTAAAGATATGGCAAAACAATTAGGTTATGAATTAGTGAAAAAAGAAACTGAAAAAGAATTAGGAAAAATATATCAAATTAATCCATACAAAGGATATTCATCAAGTAAATTGTTGGAAGTATTAGCAGATGTTAATTTGAGAGAAGAAAAATATTCCATAAGAAATAGAAGGATAAGAGAGAAAGTTGTAAAATTTATGACAGAAAGTAGTTCAAATGAATTAACAAAACCATTATATGATGGGAAAAACTTCTTAGGAAATAAACTCATTATAAGAGATAAAACATTAAGTAAAATATCACAGATAAGAGAATATACAAAAAAGATGTTATGTAAAGCATTAAGTAAAGAATTCAAAGATAAATTTATTAACTTAAACAGAGAATACGAATTTATTGTGGATTCATTAAGTGTGGAAGATGGACCAGTTGGAGCATTATTGTATGTTAATCTTGATGATGATGAAGATAAAATATAATGTCTGGAGTATTCATAACTAAGATTGCTTATTATTATTATATGAAAAGATATATTAATAAACATAAAAATGAACCCGCACTTCAGAAAAGAGGAAATTATTATCACACAATTTGGGTTCATAACAGAGAATTAGCAATAAAAAAAGTATTATACGATTCAAGTGATTTAGGATTAACACAAATAATGAATTTAATACAAACAAAAAATGTGATTTATGTTATGGATCTATTAGCAAAACTTATTGAAGAAGGAAGTGTGAAGAAAAGAATAAGAGGAAATCAAAAAGTATACTATGTCGATAAACCTACATTTACTTACGAAAAGAGAAAAAGTCGATATAATTTGCGAACTATTGCGTAAATATCCAGAAGGATTAAATGCTGTAGAGATGGAAGAAAAAAGTAAAATTCCAGCGGCAACAATAAAAAATTATGGTAAAATGGCAATTGAAAAAGGATATGTATTCAAAAGGAAAATGAGTAGTTCAAATTATTATATACTTGAAAAAAAATGGTTTAACCAATAATAGGGAAAAGAGGAAAATAATATGGAAGATAAATTATATGAACCAGAAGTGTTAATGAGAATGGGTGAACTGAAAGGATTAAACATGCCAAACACAATGGTAGCAGAAAAACTTAACACAGAATTTGAAATGAACATTACTGCCAATTCTGTTACAACAGCATACAATAAATTTGTTAATAAAACTTCTGAAATTATTGCAGGAGATGAAAAAGTTAAACAACAATTAATAGAACCAATACTTAACACAGCTGATCAACTTAAAAAAATTAATGACATCACATGGAGAATGATGGATAACATTGAAATAGAAGATACAATAAAACTTAAAGCAATAAAAGAAATAAGAGGACAACTAGATTTACAAGAAAAAATATTAACAAGAATGACAGAAGCATTAAATCCAACAAAAATAAGTAAAATTGAATACATAAAAGTTAGCGTCAATAATCTTAAAGAATTAGAAAAACAAGGTTTAATAACTATTAACAGGAAAATGGATGAACCAATTGACATCGAAGAAATGAATAAAGATAAAGAAGTTCCAACACCAAAAAGAAAAGCAGCAATGTTTGAAAAAGAAGTAATAGAACCAGAAGTTGTTGAAGAAAAGGAACCTGAAAAAGAAATCATAGAAGAACCTATCAAAAAAGAGAATGTTAAAGTAACCAGCGTGGAGGATAGCGGATGGTAAAGATATTTTTCCTAACAACAGCACAAGCATTATTTAGTCCAAACGATCTTAAAATAAAAGGGATGGGTGGAACAGAAACAGTATTAATCCATTTAGCAAAACACTTAGCAAAAACTAATGATGTAAGTGTATATTGTAATACCATAGAAGAAAAAGAATATAATGGAGTTAAATATAAATTTGCAGAAAATGTTCATGATGGATTATATGATCATAAACCAGACATCCTAATAGTATTAAGAGATTCATATTTTATTAATTTCTTTGACATAAAAAAACATAACTGTAAAGTTGTATTATGGTGCCATGATTTTGTGGATACACCGGCGATGGATAAAATTGGAGAAGCAATAAACAAAATTGATAAAATTGTTTCTGTATCAGAATGGCACAAAGAAAACATTTGTACAAAGTTTCCAGAAGTAAAAAATAAAATTGTACCAATACCATTAGGAGTAGACGGAACAATATTTAATATGGTGAACTTAGAAAAAGTACACAGGAAAATTATATACGCATCAGCACCATACAGAGGATTAAAAGAATTACTGGACATGTTTCCAAAATTAAGGAAAATACCTTACACAGAATTACACATATTTAGTGGGATGGATATGTACGCAACAGGAGAAAAAGATGAATATGAAAAATTATATTCAAGAGCAAAAAAAATGAAACAGGTTGTGTATCACGGAACTGTACCACAAGAAGAACTAGCAAGACATATGAAAGAAAGTGTATTAATGGTATACCCAAACACATACGATGAAACATGTTGTACAAGTATAATGCAAAGTTTAATGTGTGGTACACCAGTAATAACATCAAAGAAAGCAGCATTAGTTAATACCATGACAAATCAACCACCAGGCATATTAATAGAAGGAGAACCGGGGTCAGAGTATTATAATATGCAATTTTTATCATACACAAAAACATTACTAATACAAAAAGATATTTACAATACACTCCAAAAAAAATGTAATAATATTGATTGGAGCTTAAACAAATTTTTTAAAAAATGGGACAAGTTCCTAAAAGAAATTATCTTTTCTGAAAAAGATAAGGAGATATGAGGTAAAAGAAAAAATGGCACAAGTAGATGTAAACACAACATTAAAGAAAAAAGAAGATAATTATGTTTTAGAAATAGTGGAAACACAAACAATGACTGAACAAGAATTACAACAAAATATTTATGAAAGAAAAGCATACAAAAATCAAATAACATCACAATTAAATGATGCAAAATCAAAACTTGTGAAAGTAATGGATTTGGAAGACGACGAAGAAGTAAAAAAGTTTGTTGAAATGAGTAAAAAATCTGAACAGTTAAAAGAAAAAGAAGCATTAACAAAAAACATTAAAGGTTTAGAAATAGCATTATTAAATATTGATAAACATTTAGCAACAATTGAACAAGGAAAATAACTATTTTATTTTTTTTATTTTATTTTTATTCTAATAATTTCCAAGAAAGATTATATTCTTCGGTAGCTTGTGAATATCCACTTCCCTCATGACCACCAAAAGATAACCCACTCGCACTTAATCCAACACCACCCAGATCATATCTAGCGGTATTTAAATTAGAACAAATACTCCATGAACCACCATCATATTCTTCGGTAACATTAGAAGGACCACCAGAAGTTCCTCCAAAACTTAAACCAGAACTTTGAGTACCACAACCAGCTAAACCAAATCTAGCAGTATTTAAAGTTCCCCCACTACTCCAAGAACCACTATCATACTCTTCGGTAATATTATAAGAAGAAGCACCATTAGTTCCACCAAAAGATAAGGCAGAAGATTGGGTCCCACACCCAGCTAAACCAAATCTGGCAGTAGACAAATTACCACCACTACTCCAACTAGAACCATCATACTCCTCAGTAATATTACTTCTACTACCAGTAGTTCCACCAAAAGATAAACCAGAAGATTGAGTGCCACAACCGGCTAAACCATAACGAGCAGTATTCAAATTACCACCACCACTCCAACTAGAACCATCATACTCTTCAGTAACAGAAGAATAACTTGGATTATATCCCCCAAAACTTAAACCAGCTGTTTGAGTACCACATCCACCTAACATATACCGGGCACTAGTTAAATTGCCCCCTCCAGACCAAGAAGTACCATTATATTCCTCCGTGGCATTAGAATAAGAACCAGTAAAACCTCCAAAAGATAAACCAGCAGACTGAGTTCCAGCCCCACCTAAAGCATGTTTTGCAACAGATAAATTACCTCCTACAGACCAAGAAAAAAGATTATAATAAACTTCATCAATCTTTTCCCAAGTAGAACCTATTTTATAATGTACTTCTCCAATATCTTTCCAAAGACCACCAACATTATAATGTACTCCTGAACTAGGTGGGGCAGATGTTGTAAATGTTGTAACACGACTATTATGCTCTGTTTCCAAAGAATAATAATCACTATCAACCCCTGAGTCAGAAGTAATTTGTTTAAAATAATAAATATAATCTGTTTCACTATCCAAAGAAGAAATATTTTCAGAATATGTTCCTGTTGAATCTCTAGTAATTGAACTAGTTGTAGTCCAAGCCCCAACATTATCCCATAATTTAAAACTAACTGTATTTCCAGAAATATTTGTAACCTCAATAAATGCATTACCACTTCCAACATCTAATCTGCTTCCTTCATCTTCATCTAAATGACAAGTAACTTGGCCATTAACCATAAATCTTGCACCCAAAGAAACATTAATTTCTTTAAGAGTTATCTCATAACTATTACCAGAAACATTATATGTTTGAACTCCATCTGCAATTGTTTGGGAAGGACTAAAATCTGCACTACCAAAATTATATTCTCTATAACAAAATTGGGTATCTACTTCATCATAATCTTGTAAAATATCAATATCACCTCTTATAGTAGCGGATTCATAATCTATATTAGTAGCAGACCTTATACTAATATCAGGGTAATATGCGGGTTTTTTATAATAAACTGTAGAACGTGTTTTTTCATCACTACCCTCAGTAGTCATACGAACATTCCCTCTATGATTATCTCCAGCACCAACAGGTCCAAGTTGTATTTTTAATAAAACTCCAAAATTTAATCCAGTAACATCACCTATATCAAGAGAATGTCCCCATGTATCACTACTAGACCCATAATTTTTATCATAATAACTAGTACCCCAAGAACTACCACTTGCTTTATTATTACCTGAATGGCCAGTCCCTGAATCTGTTTTTAAGTATACTTCTTCATCATAAACAATATTACCAGAATAAGTCTTACAATTAAGTGTAAATGTTACCCCTACTATTCTTGAAGAATAAGAAATAAAATCAATACTTCTTGATGTAAAATCAGAAGTTGAAAAACCAAAACCATATATTCTTAAATATCCTGAACTAGCTCTTGCTGCGGCACCAACGAGTTTAGCATAATAATTGCCTGAAGTATAAACAGCCCAATTATTTACGGAAGAAGAGGAAGCATAAGCAATTTTTGATGCTGCAAATTTTTCACTTGTTGAAAAAGCCATTTTCTATTCACATCCCCCTTACATTATTTAACTATATTTAAACCAAATATCTCCTGATGCCCCTCCAGAAGGGGAAGAAGTGCTAACAGTAAGTTTACCATAAGCAGAACCATTATTAACTTTTATATGCCCTGTTGTAGAGGATATGGTTGTACGATTTGTATTATCAACATCCCCTAAATAAACTTCATTGGCAGCAATTTTGAATTGATTTTTGTAAATACCATTATTCATATTACTAATAAAAACAGAAGTATCCTCAGTACCATCAGTTACATCATCAACTTTAACTTCTATGGTTGATGCAGTTATAAGTTCACTTGCACTATTTTTAAAAACACTTTGAATTTGAGATACAACATCTGAATCAGATATAGACCCACCACTTCTTTCTTTTTTAAAATAAATTTTTCCGCCATTTGCATGTGCCCCATCAGTATCAATTACACACTGAGGAACAACAGAACTATTAGAGTATAAACTTAAAGAATTTAACATTTTACTAGAATTTATAGTAAAACCATTACCATCCAAACGTAACCTTTCTGTTAATGCACTTGTACTAGAATCCCATGTATTTAAATATAATCCTACTAATTCACTACCAATAGCAACATCCAACATTTTAGCAGCAAAAGAAAAACCATTTTTTACACCACCTGATGATTGTTCAAAGTTGGAAGATATAGCACAGATTGTATCACTAACAGTTAGATTTTGTTTTACTCCAACATTCTCTCTACATTTATAAAAAGAAATTGTTGGAGCAGAAGAATCATTTAAAATATTTTTTAAATGAACATCATAATTACTTATGGGGGATAATAATCCAGGAGTAACGCCAGTGTCTAATTCCCAATAATTTGTTTGTTCATCCCCCCAAATTAAATTACTACCATCACTTTTTAATACTTTTCCAGAAGATCCAAGTGGCAAACGAGTTGTAATATTTGAAGAATCTTTATAAATAATATCTCCTACATGAGTCATAGGATCTGTAAAACCACTGGAAGGAGTAGCCCATTTTAAACCGTCTGCGATAGTATTATCAGCCGTTAAAACTTGACCGTTGGAGCCAGCAGCAAGTCTAGCATTAGTAGTTGAATAAATATAAATATCACCTCTCGTTGTTAAAGGGGAATTGTCTCCACCAACATCTTCCCATCCACTTTCAGTCATTAATCTTAACTTATCAGTGGCAGTATCATAATAAATTGAACCTTCCTGTGTAAAAGTATCTTGTAAAACAGTCTCAACATTAGCAGACTCATCAGTTAAAGGAATAATAAAACTATCCTTAAAATAACTACGAGGAATTTTATAACCACTACTTAAACTTAAATTTCCTTTATCAAATTGTAATAGTGTTGCAGGATTAGAACCACTCAGATTTTCTTCATTACAAAATAATTCTAAATAATCATTAGTTCCAGCCACATGTTTAAAATAATAATTTTCATGTAAATACATTTCAGAAATATAAGATTTATCCCAATATTCAGAAGAAGTACCAACATTACCAGAACCATTAGGAAAAATAGATTTGCCGGAAGAAGTAGGTCTTAAATTACTTCCACTTTCCGCCCATAAATTAGCCCCACTATCGCTAAGACTTTGTTTTAATAAACCAACATTTACAGCCTTATCAGTATCATCATCACCCAAATTAGAAATATCTGAATCAATATTAATACCATTAACTTCTTTATTAAAAAAGTCAAAGCCTAATTTTTCACCAGCAGAAGAAATATCTGTATAATTATTAAATTCATTTTTCCTTATACTATTATTAGACATTTTATTAGACATTGAAGCAAAATTTTCAGTAAAATTATCTTTTGTATTAAAGGAATTTATTTTCTCAATTTTATTCAAATAAATTTTACATTTTGCAGCAGGCCAACTATAATCATACTCAACAAAACGATACTCAGTCACATCTTCTAAATTAATTATACTCGAACCAGAAATAGAAACGGCATCACCCAAATTTATATCAGTAAACCAAGCACCAACATTATCTGGTTCAATTTCAACAACATCATCAATATCAGCACGATTTATTAATAATAATTGACATTTCTTATCCAATCCATCTTTAGTAACAGAATTTTCATCAGTAAAAACCTCACTAAATAAACCATCATTATCAATATTTGAAGTAGGATAAGGATCATCAGGTGTATAATAACCTCCTCCACTTTTATTTGCTCTTAAAATTCTAATCCCAGTACTATGTGCATAACAACCTTTCCAACTATCAGCTTCAGTAGAAGAACTAGTTTGGTCAATTCTTACAACAGAAACACAATTAGTTATATGATTTGTAGCAAGATTTACACATCTTTCAGAACCAATATATATTGTCCCTGCATTAGCTTGTAAATCAGTGACACTAAGAAGTGGAACATCAACACTTAAAACACCTGAACTTGCAACACCATCTCTCAAAAATACAACATCTGAACCCTTTCTATGTGTTGCCCTTTCTGTGTCAAAAGGGAATGTTGAAGATCCCATCACAGTAGTAGTATTAACAGCACGAGTTATATTAAATATCTTAGTATATAATGAAGAAGAATCATCAACGGTTCCTTTTATTACTTCATTATCAATTTTCACAAAAACAATAGACCCATCATGATAACCAATAACGGATCCTTTTGAAATTTTAATAGAAGCAGGTTCAGAAGAAAATAAAGTAAATGTGCAAGTATAAGGTGAACCAGATACATCAATCGCATCTATATATATATAAGAATCATTAAAATAAGTGAAACTTTCACCAACTTCTAAATCGGTTGAATTTTGACCATTATTCATTATTCTAACAGTGTTTGGAGAACCAGGAATAACAGTAACAATAGTTATAGTATAGTCTACCCCTTCTAAAAGATACATATTCGTATCGCCATTATCCATAGTATCTTTAATTAAACCACAAGGATAAGAAGGAACATCATCATATAACCAACCATCAAAAGAAGTATAAGATGCACCTAACTTAGACGTATCAATATAACTATCGGCAACGCCACCAGCAAACATATTTGTTTCAATTGGATCTCCGGCTAAATCAGTACCTTTAATAATGACATTATTACATAAATTAGAAACACTTTTAACACCATAAGAAGCATAACAATTTGTATGTTCTCCACTTAAATAAAAAGTATGTTGACTAGAAGAAGTTGTACCAATCTTACTTTTTATAATAAGAGAATCACCAGCACTAAAAGGATTTGTTGAATCATTTACCCCATGAAATATATCCCATTCAATATTAGCATTTTCACAAACCTTTTGAACAACATTAGTTCGCTTATTATAATCGACATCAACAGATATTTTATTGTTTACTAGAGAACTATCAAGACCATTATCTAAAACATTAACAGAGTTACTGTCAACACAAACTCCTGTTGCACCAAAAAAAACAGTATTTAAAGTTTCAGTTTGAAAAGTTTTCTTATAAGAATTATCAGTACGAGACAATTGTTTATTATTAGTGTTTTTCCCAGAACTTTGTATTCCAGTTATACTAACAGAACCTTTATTTCCATATATTGGTTTTTCTAACAAAAATTTACCAATTAATTTATTATGAACAGACCCATCATTATAACCAGTCATAACAAACAAATAATTCCCTGCTTTAACATAATCTCTTAAGGTGAGAGTATCAATACCAGCCATGGTAACATTAAGAGTAGCAAGTTTACATAATTGTTTATTAATACTAAAATTCATTAAATAATCAGTAAAATCATAATAATCTGCAACAAGTGGGGTACCAACACTAGGGTTTTTATCTTTCTTTAAAATATAGACTCTATGATTTTCAACTAAATTAATATTTACCATTTTTTTCTATTCCATCCAATTATTCTAAGAAGAATAATCTACACCACATTGACAAGTTAAAGTAACATTAAATAATTCTGGAACTCCTTTAATAGCCTCAGCAGTTGAACTACTAATATTAGCCCCAGAGTCCCCTCCTTTTGGGTCCTCACTAAATTGTAATCGTGTAATTATAACCTCAAAACCAGCACTACCATAATAAGAATTAGAAGTAGCAGAATAAGAGGGGTCTAAACCAGCTAACTCAGCGGCAAGACCATATTTCATATTTACAGTACCACCACCAACAATAAAACTTTTTAATAAATCTCGTGCATCTAACACAGAACCAGTTACACCTAAACTATCAGCACAAATTGTGCCAGTAATAACAAAGGCATTAGTAACATTCTTGAAATCCATAACATATCGTTTAGCAGGTTTAGTTCCCCACTGAGCCTTAGGTACTAAATCAGCCCAACTAACAGGGGATTTATCAATTTGTTCATCAACCTTTACAGAAAATATTTTTACATAATCTCCTGTACCTTGAAATAATATAGTTGTCATTATTAAATACCTCTTTGTAACGCATCATATAATGCTTTATTTATTTTATCGGCTAAATCCTGCTCATTAAAAGAACCACCACTAACATTAACATTAATAGTAGGATTATAATATATTTCTTTATTTCCAGCAAAATTACTATTATTAGAACTTAAAGGAATAACTGCTTCTGGGCCGGCTTCTCCAATAACGGCTAAAGTAGGGTCATTAACAATTCCACCACTAGCCATTTTAGGTATATTTTTAAGATTCCCTTGTAAATCTATTTCAGTAGATTTAGCACCAATACCTTCTTTTTGAACAGCTTGAAACTGATAAGCGGCAGATTTAACTAATTTTCCGGACAAAGTATTATTTAACATATTGTCCATACTAAAAACCTCTTTTAATCCTTTCCAATCTCCTTTAAATATTTTACCAACTGCCTGACCAATTAATTCTAATGCAGATAACCAACTTACACTGGCGGCTGTAATAGAATAAATTATTCCTCTCAATAAAGCAAATTTATCAAACATCAAAACAACACCCACAATCGCAGCGGCAAGAGCGGCAGGCCAACCAAAAATAACAGTTAAAATAGCACCAATAACCAAAATTATCCCTTTTAAAACAGGCCAAATATTGTCAGTTAAAATACCCCAAAAAATAGTTAAACCACCAACAACACCATTTATTAAAGGCAACCATTTTGCAATACTTTGACCAACAGATTTAAATCCTAATTTTAAACCAGCTAATAAACCTTTACTTTTAAAAGCAGTCTTAATAAGAATCCAACTATTTTTTAATCCTTTAAAAAAACTAGAAATAACTGAGGGGCCATTCTTAAACCATAATCCTATATCTTTTAAACTAAATCCTAAAGAACCCAATAATAATACAACTTGTGAAATCATAGACAATGTGGTACCTAAAGCAGAACCCATAATAATAACTTGTGCAGCAAACTCTTTAGCACCAGGTGATTCTAACCACTTCATTAATTTTGGCAACCATCTCATAATTAATGGCATCAAAACAGGTAATAAAATACTTTGTAATACACCTCCAAATGCTTCAAAAATACCTGTTGATTGTAAGGCACTTTGAATCATACCTCCAAAAGTAGCAGACATTCCTTGACCAATAAACATTAAAGATAAGAATTGCCCATGGAATTTTGGCATTACACTACGAGAAAGATAACCAGCAGCTTTATTAAAACCAATTGTTTGGTTAGTAGACTCATTAAAAAAATCCCCATTTTTTTTCATAGTGAAACCCAAATCACTCATATTTTTTTTAAGAGTATTTGTTGCAGAAATAGCTTTCTTTTCAGAAATCCCACTTAACATTAATTCATTACGCATAGATTGAAAATTATTTTCTTGTTGTTTTGCATCTTTTTTGTTGGTTTCAGGTTTAAGAACTCTTTGCTGTTCTGCTTGAGCTCTTTTCTTTTTTTTACTTTCTATATAACTTGCATTTTGTACTTCCATATTAGCAATTTTTCGTTTTTCAGCCAATATCTTTTCTTCGTTTTTATCTTGGGATGTTTTTTTTGCGTCTTTGCCAGTTTGGGTTCTGGGACGAGTACGACCTAATTTGTCATTAGTTTTAATTAATTGTTCTAATTTCTTTTTAGTTAGATCTAACTGTTTATTTAAAAGTTCATTTTTAACTTTAAGAGTTATTTCAAGATCTGCTTTTGCTTTAATTCCTGCCATTTACCTTTTTCTACCTTTTTTTTTATTTTTCTTATTTTCTTCTTTTCGACTATTATTTATTTCTTTTACCATATTATTAATGAAATCAATAGGTAATGAATAAAATACATCAGGGTGTATCCAACCATACTCTTTCATAAAAATATGGTGGATTTGGATAAATTGGTCAGCAACATCTTTAGGGGAATTGTTATTTCCACCTAAAACACGACCCATAATTGACTTTTTAGTTAATTCATTCATTGGAAGCAACTTTAGATTGTTGTAATGCTTTCATTTTTTTTAATTGATCCATTTTCTTTTTATCAACTTTAGGAGCCAATTTGTCCATAATACTCATAAAATTAATTAAATTATTTAATGCGAAATTTTCGGCAAGTGATTTGTCTAATTCTGGAAATGAATTTAATACAACATCTGTAAATAAATCAAACATAGACTCTGTATCTTTATCAGATAAAGTTCCAGCTTCATAACCTTCAGCCAAAATATTAAATTGTACTAACTGTTTTGGATTTAAAGGTTTTAATTTAAAAGTATCCTTCGCACCATCATCATTTTCTAAAATAACATCAACACCCATATTACAGTGTCTTTTAAATTTTTCAATATCTATTCCCATTTTTTTAATCCTCAATCTTTTCTTTTTATCATTCTAACGCCATTAACACGTTCAACAATATTATTTGACTCAGTTTCAGGAGAGTCAATACCTTCAATCTTCTTTTTTAATTCTTCAAGTTCTTCAAATAATTTAAATAATTGTTCTTGTAAATTCATATAAATAGGAGGTTTAACTAATAATTCATCAGTCATACTTTTAAGGCATAATCCATAATCACCAGCAAACTCATCGTTCGCATAAGCTTTAAACAATTTAACAGTACCTACAGGAACACGTTTTAGAAATAGTTCCTCTGAGTTTTTATGTTTAAATATTCTCTTCTTTATATCTTGAAATTCTTCTTCCATAATACAACCTCACTTTGAAATAAAAATAAAAAATAAAAAAATAAATGTTTAAGGAGTTGGGTTCGCCCAAGTAGTTGGATCTGTTGGTGCAACTCCACTGATAAAGGCGGGCATAACAGGCATATACTCTACTGTTGAACCATCAACATAGTATTCTTCGAAAACTATTCTTGAAGCACCAGCACGGTCAAATGGTAAACATTTAAATGTTACAGTTTGTTTTAAAATATCATCTGTGAAATCCATCTTAGCATCAGTCATATAACTCATCCAAAATGACATTCTCAAATAATCACCAATAGTCTCCTGCCCAGCACTTACCAAAGGAACTGAGGTCAAATCTGTAATTGTATTAGTCCATAACATACTAACCCTAAAATATTTTCTACCAAATTCATTCCTTCCAGCATTAGTTCCAGGATTTTGTCCCCAATACCAAGCTAAAATACCATTTGGTGAAGATCCTATTGATGTTACACCAATTGGATATAATTCTAATGTTATTTCTGTTACATCTTCCGGTGTAAACTTTGCAACTCTACCAGAACTTAATAAAGCTATAGCCTCTACATCTCGTGTACCAATTGAAATATCTAATGTATCTGTTATTGTACCAAACTGAACCACATTAGGGGTTTCCGCATTATCTGCAATTTCTACAAATGCGATCTCAGTCCATTGTTCTACTGTTAAATCACTTACTCCCATATTTAATCATCCTCCTGATTATTATTTTCTTTTTTTAATTCTTTTTTTACAGTCTCTTTAAAAGAAACTTTAATTTTCTTCTCTTCTTTCATAATCTGTTCAGGAACGATTTCAATCGTTATACCACATGTTTTATTTAGTGGTTTTTTATCTGTCTCTATAACTTCTTTATTTTTTATAAACTCAAAATCATTATCACCATACTTAATTCGTGTTGTTAAACGTGAAACATTTGTTATCTTATACTTTGTCATTATAATCACCGTTTTATTGTTTTGTTAAAAGATTTATCAACAGTTCCTTGGAAGTTCTTTTGACCAGCAAGAAAACCCTTTTTGATAAAACCTTTATGTTTATAATTTACTGAATTTGAATAAAACCAACCGCCAGTATTAGCAATTTCGGCTTTACTTAATTGTTTGAAACGAGCATTTCCAGGAAATTTAGTATATTGGTCCACCCAATAACGTGGAATCCAATGACCTTTCCAACCTTTTTCTAAAGCCTCAACCCATGGAACTCCACCAAAACTTATAGTTTTAATTAATTTTCCACCTTTATCAATTTTAATATTACTTTTGAAATAACCAGTCTGGCCCTTTGGTGCGTATTTCCTGATAGCACGTAAAGTTTTTTTGGAATAATCATCCATCAATTCTTCACTAAACTTTCTCCAAGTTGAAGGTAATAAAATACGTTTACCTTTTATTTTTTTAACGCTAGTTTTTATTGTTAAACCAACAGGGGGTAAAGTTACCATGATGGTGACACCTTGGTTTGAACAAATTCAAAAGTGTAACTTAATGATTTTGTATGAATCTTAATTTCATCACGCATAATCATACTGGAATCATCACCAACTAATTTTAATTTTGTAATACCAAGTTTTCGTAAATAATGTTTATTTAATTTTAATTGATATAAAATATCTGAAGCATATTCATCTCTTGTTCGAGAACTTGTTGTACTAACCTCAATATCAATACTAGTATTTATTTTTTCACGGATTTGTGTGAATTTACTATCTTCTAAGGAAGGGGAATCAATAATGAAAAAAGGATAATCATCTTTATTATCAATATCAATATCAGGAAATGCACTGAACCAAACACGCTTGGTGCCAACACAAACATTACGTTTTAAAACATTATAAAATATTTTGTAAATGTCGCTGTAAAGAGAAGAAGGATTTAGACCTAAAACATGTATTTTTGAAGTAATAGTTTTATTTGTCATTCTAAGCTCCGCAACAACGGTATAAAAGAGACAACAACAATCATCTCTTATAATAATAAATCACAATTAAATGTGATTAACATAGATTATATTACTATATCTATATAGTATATTATGATTAAATTTATTTATAAAACTTCCTATTCATTCAATCTGATAACAATCATAATACACCTGATTAATTATACAATATTCAGAACCATCAGAAACAGATAAAACAGCATGATTCTTATATTCATCAAAAGGAAACACTAACAAAGAAGTATAATATTTCTCACTAAATATAGAATTATAATACAAAGCCCAAGTTTCACAATCCCCCCCAAACTTAATTAATTCAGATTTATTACGGAAAAGGCCATCATCAGTATGATTATAAAAATAAAACTTTTTAACAGAATCAACTTCATGCCTAACCTCCTTCTCAAGATAAGAAATATTGGAAAAAGTTGAATAAAAAAAGAAAAAAAGTAGAGAAATTAAAATTACAAAAAACAAAATGTCTTTTTTCATATTATAATAAATTACCCCTTCTTAAGTAAACAATACACATAATATAAAGTGCCAGCAATAGGTTGTTTAATTACACGATTAATCTTATACCAAACATCCAAGTATTTTACCTTATTACCTTCAACAGCAAGAAATTGATCATCCTGACGAAAAGTTAAAGTTAAAGCACCAGCATGAAACATTCCTTCTTTAACCTCTTGAGTATCAGCAGACCAAGATTGAACCACAACATTAATACTGTAATCTTTATAAGATTCAGATGCATCACCATACTCATCAACAAAAGATTTAGAAACAACACGACAAATTATAGGGATACTAAATTCATCTATTATATCATCAATCATTGTACCATCACATATTATTCCTACCATTTTTACAATACCTTTCTCCTTATATAATTAAATCTGTTTCAGCAATATTTGCAATAACTCCAGCATTAATATTAGTAATTGCTTCATAATAAAGCAATCTAAAATCTTTGGGGGAATTCATATCACGGAAAACTGTTAAACTGCCCATCTTAAACCGAGTAGCTTTACCAGTATTTAATTTACGATAACACCACATTGCAGTACATAAAATTGCAGCATCACGGATCATAGAATCAACAACATCAACTCTACGCATAGCATAAACATAAGTAAAATATAATTGTTCTCCAGAAGGAGGAGCAATACCTAAAACAATTTTACCTAAATTAGCATCAATACTAGAAATTGCATAATTCAAACGAGTACCATCAGCATTCAAAGTATAAGCAACAACATCATCAGTATTAACAATGAAATCATTATTCTTATCACCAATAAAACGATTAACAGTATAAAAAGTAACATTTGTACCATTAATAGTATTATCACGTTCAACATCTAATTCTAAAACTTTCTCATCATTAACCAAAATATTTATATCATTATTTAGTTGAGTACAAGAAAATTTCATTATCTGGGCTAAATCTGTATCATTAACCTGATTTGAAGTGATATTGGTAGCAACACGAATATCATTAAGAGAACAATAAGCATAAAAGTCTCCACCCTGCATAGCATCAGAATAATCAGAATATGTAGCAGAAGTACTATCATAAAATCTAATTCTATACCAAGATTCACCAGAACCAGCCATATCATAATAACTGGCATCACAAATAGGTTGATTTCCAACCTCTGCATAAACACCCAACTCAGTATCAGACCTATAAATATAAACTGAATTATAGTTAGATTCACTGGATGGTTTTTTCCATTTTAAAAGTACTGCCATTTTTTATTTTTCCTCACATTATAGACACAGACAAAAGCTGTGGCGGTTCTAAATCTAAATCTATCATCAAAGGAAGTTCAGGATTACAAATATAAATAGAACCTGAAATATGTTCTCCGGAACCGAATATATAAACAGAACCAGAAATAGATTCTTCATTTTTCCCCTTAATAAAAACACTGCCAGATATAGTTTGAATTACTTTTTTCTTGATCCAAACTTCTCCTTCAAGCTCATTTAAAAGTACGCCATAACGAGACATACCATAACGAGCTGTTCCATATACTGCTGAATATTGTGCCATTTTATTTTTACCTTTTTTTATTAAGTAAAGTTTATGTCAACACAAACAACATCCAACCAAACCATACAGTTGTTCACATCTAATCTTTTACTATCATATTTTTTATTCTATTTTTTTATACCTATATTCCTTAAAATATTTTATTTCAGCTTTTTTTCTTAATATTATCGCTTCTTTTTCTGTTTTTGTTAAGGCAATATATTTTTTCCTTCCATTAATATTAATATACACTTCAAAACTTTTTTTAGACTTATCCCAACTATATCCTTTTGATACACTATTATTTTGATTATTTTGTTGGATAGTAACTATTCTTAAATTTATATTTCTATTATCTAAAAGATTATGATTTATATGATCTACATACTTTCCACCTGGGCAAGTGGTAATTAATCGATGTAACCATATTCTTTGATTAACACATTTTACATAACCCAAAGCTGTTAATGACCATTTAAAAGATTTAACTTTATCAACATTTTTTAAATCAATAATAGACCTGCATTTTTCTTTGGGTTCACAACCTTTTTTATGTTTATTATAAATAACTATTTCAGCATGTTTTTTGTAATTAATTATTTCATTTAAATCAAATCTAGTTCTGTTTAATATTTTTCCATACCTATTTATTTGTTTCCAATGTTTGGCACAGTAACCTTTTGCATAATGTTTATGATTACAATGTTTAACTTTACATAATTTTATACACATAATAACTCCTTAATATAATTAACTAATTGTTTTATTTTTAACCAAATTATTTTTAATTAAAAAATCTCTCACTTCAATAGATGATTTATCCCATAACAAATCCATTTTTCCATCTTTTTCTATTTTGCTAAGAGTGGTTAAAAGTAATCCCTGGGCATTTCTTGCTTCTGAAGGGCTAGGTTTAGATTTCATATTTATGGAAGTAATATATTCATTAATAAACCTTGAACCATAACTTAATAATTGATGCTCATTAACATCATCTTTACTATATTTCATTACAGGTTCTAATTCTTTTTGAATCTTACTCCACATATCAATTTCACGAATTCTGTCTTTTGCTGTTAATTCCATCTGTAATAATTCATATTTAACTTTTTCAAGTTTTATCTTATCACGCTTTTTATCAAAATTGTTTTCATAATCTTTTGTTAAAAGGAAATGTTCAAGTTCTTCTTGATCAATAATCTTTTCTTTATAATCAAAATTTAAATAAAACATTTGGTCACTTTGAACTTTTAATTCACGCATAGATTGCCAATATTTACTATCAGCATCAGGATGTTTTATATCATTTAAAACACTAACTCTAGCCTCAACATCAGTCCTAAAAATCTGTGAATGTTTTAAGGCATGTTTTATGGAACCCATATTCTTTTCCAAAAGTAACATATCAGTCTCTTCTAAGATATTACTACTACTTAACTCTTTTGTTATATTTTCATTATAGTTTTCTATTAACATTTTCTCTTCCTTGACAAAAATAAATTATAAAAAAATAATTATTTACAATAAATCTTGTGCTGTTTGCTTTTCTTTTCCTAAAGCTATTCTAGCAGCGTCTTGTTCTTCTGATAATTCTTGAAACTTTAAATCCCATACTTTATTAAACGCTTCTAATTTAGCAGCTTCTTGTTTAACTCCTATTTTAAGTTCTGTATATTTAATCATATCAGCTTCAGGTGTACCTTCTATATCCCCTAATTTGTACCCTTCTACTTCTTGTGCTTCTAAAAAAGCATTAAATTCTTCTTGTTTTGTTGCCATTTTTGTTCCTCCTTATTCTCTGTAAGTTGTTTTATAAATATGTGTTATTTGTTCTTGTGTTAAAGCTTTGTCAAAGATTTGTACGTCTGAAATAATACCATCAAAGGAACCTGCATTTTCTGAGCCAATAAAATTTGTTGTTGTAGACCCCGTTATGAGACCTCCCCTTCTGGTTAATATTTGATTTATATTATTAATATATATTTTGTAACTTGTAACAGAATCATCATTGTTTCCATCATAAATAAACATAAGATGTTGCCACACCCCTGAAGTTAATGAGTTAGTTGGGGTATAAATCTCGTGCTCACCCCTAAACCCCATCATAGCACTACCAGTTCCTCCATCTGTGGAACCCCAATAAAAAATAGAACCACCAGCACCCCCTATTTTTAATCCTGCAAATGGTTTCATAGTGTCACTAGATTTTTTTATCCAAAGACTAAAAGATGTTGCCGCTGTTGTCAAAATATTAGTGCCACAATTAACATAATCATCAGTCCCATCAAAGCTCAGTACATTATCTCTATCCTTCTTACTTGTCCAACTAGCACCAGTTATAGTTCCATTATTACCTTCTCCACTGTAATCATTACAAGTGGTTCCACTACCTTCATTCATAGGTAGATACAATTTTAAATTATCGTCTTGACTAATTCCCATTTTTATATATGTATTTATGTTTTGTTAAATCGTATAATTTTGTTACTTCATCTGTTGATAAAGCTCTGGACCATAATATAGGTGAAGCTATTTTACCGTTGAAATAGTAACTCCCCCCGCCAATTAAAAAAGCATCCCAATTTGTATCAACAACAGGAGAATCATAATAACTAGCAGTTTTAGCAACACCATTAACATATAATATAGCGGTTGAAGTTGTTGGAAAAGTTATAGCTAAATGAGTCCATTCACCACCAGGTATTTTACTATCTGTGAATTGGGAAGATTGCCAGTATATATATTTATTACTATCAGCACGAAGGGTTAAAATTTCGTTAGGTATAGCACTAGTATAAGCACCACAATATAATACATTCCCCGCACTCATTTCGAAAATTCCACCATTGGCAGAGGAAGTGGTTATATCACTTGTAGGGTTTATCCAAATACTAATACTTTGTACTGTACTTATTCCACCACAATCAATATAATAACTACTTCCGTTAAAATCATAAGCTTGGTTTGCTATATCTAAATGGTCTGTTGTAAGAGTAGCTCCTGTAACTGTTCCATCATTACCATTACCACTACAATCTTTAGCATTACCTTTAAAGTCTAAATATAATTCACAATCATCGAATAAAGAGTATTGTGTTTTTGTATCATTATATAACTGAGTTACTTCATCTGCTGATAATGCTCTTGACCAAAGCATAGGTGAAGCTAATTGTCCAGTATAAGGAAATGATTTAGTAGATTGTGTTGACGCACCAAACGAAACTGGGTATGTTTGAACTTCTGATTCGGAAGTTGTGCTAGAACTATTAAAATGTTCATTATCAAGATTTAATGATAAAGTTGTACCACTTAATGTTGCTGTAACAAAATGCCATTCATTATCTGTAACAATTTCATTAATACTAGCGTCTAAATATTGTTCTGATGATCCACCAGCATTACCAATGTAAACAGCCAAATAATTTGTAGAAGTAATTAAAATTACCATTCCAGTATCGGCACTACCTACAAACGAATTAGATGCCATCATTTGTTGATACGCACCAGTGTGGGATGTTTTAAACCAAAAGGAAGCAGTTTTATCACCTGTCGCAAATGTAAAATCTGTTTCTATAATATCTTGGTCTACTCCACTTGTACCAGTAAAGCTATAAGCTCTATTTAATCTACCAAACTTATCAGTAGTTAAAGTAGCACCAGTGACAGTACCATTATTACCATTACCAGAAGTATCATTAGCATTACCATTAAAAAGATATTCAGCTTCTAAATTAGTTCTTATATTCATTTTAATTAATTACCACCTGGACATTTAAGTCACTACCTGTTAAAGTACTTCCTACTTGTGAAATTATTACCCACAATACATCATCCGCAGCTAAAGTATCTCTTGCAGAATCTATTGTAGTTCCAGCAGAACCTGTTGTACTACCACTTATATCACAACCACTTTGGTACACACCATTAGTAGCAGTTTGAGTAGTAGCAATTTCAATAGGAACATCCCCTGTAAATATACTATCAGTTGTAGCTGTCCCATTTTTCCGAACGTCCACTTTAACAGCTTGACCAGTTGGTAATCCACCTAAACTTAGTCTTACTTCTTTAACATCTTTACCACTAAGTTCATCTGTGATAGGAATTTGCATAAATGTTTTAGTAAATATTTCATTCTCTAATACCCTTTCTACTGTATAAGCAGTACCACTTCCACCAGCACCAGCTGCAGCCCATTTCATACCGCCAGTCTTACTAGAATCAGCAGTTAAGACATAATCATTAACAGCAGCTTCATCCAATTTTAAATTTGCTTCATCTATAATATTATCAGCAATAGTTAAAGTAGTAGCACCAGTAACTTCCCCGGTATGGGTAGCATTAGTAATTTTAGCTGTATTTAATCCAACGGCAGTTGCATCAGTATAACTTATTTTACCATTATTAGTTGCAATATTCCCAGCCAAAGTGTCAGTTAAATCATTATGAGTTCTTACATAAGTAGAACCATCCAATACTTCATCTTGATTTAAAACAACAGTTCCTGTTTCACCATTAACACTCAACACACTATCAGTAGGAGTTTGTAACTCAGTCCAATCTGCCATTGTACCAGCTGAACCACTATTACGCATATAACTTTTATCTTCGTCACTTCTAACTCCAACGTCTCCTTCTTCCGTTGTAGCAGCTAACATAGCACCCTCATTAGCATACACCGCAACAGTAGTTAAAGCAACAGGTGGTAACACACTACTAGGTAAAGTACCTGTTGTAATATTACTTGCGTTAGTACAATCAACATTAGGTACATTATTTAAACTTAAATCTGTTTTTACTTCAGTATAACTTCTGCCTTCTAATCCATTAGCAGTGAATTTTGCATAATCATTATCAACAACACTAGCACTATCGATATCAACAGCATTAGTATCAGAAATACCAAAAGTTAAAGTAGATTGTTTATTATTTAATTGAGTTTGAATATCACTAGAAACACCAGCTACATAACCCATCTCTGTTTGAGTTACACCATCTCTCCAAGTATCAACAGCACTTTTACTATAAAAATCTGTGCCAGAAACTAAACCTAAAGCTGATTTCATTTCACTATCAGATAATCCTTCAATATCAGTAGCACCAACAAACCTAGCCCAATCATTATCAACAGGAGTTCCACTTGTAGAAACATTCCCACTACCAGAAGGAGTAGCCCAAGTATTATCTCCTCTTAAGAAGTTAGAACTTGACGCTGTACCTGTAGCACTTAACTCATTAAGACCAACGGCATCATCAGCTATTTTAACATTAGTAATAGCATTATCTGCTATTGTTAATTCAGTAGAACCAGTTACATCACCGGTATGTGTTTGATTAGTAATTTTAGCCGTATTCAATGTTACGGCAGCAGCGTCAGTATAACTTATTTTACCATTATTAGTAGTAATATTACTTTCCATGGTATCAAGATTTACTGCTTGTGTAACAGATATAAACCCAACTTTTGTTCCATCAGTATAACTTATTTTAGCATTATTAGTGGAAATGTTACTTTCCATAGTATCAAGATTTACTGCTTGAGTTACAGTAACAAAATCTGTTTTTGTTTCAATATCATCAATATCAGAAGCATTAGTAGTAATGCCACTTATATCTTGATCACCAGTATTAGTACCACTTTGATTATTTAAATTACTTTTCTCAGTATTAGTATAATTGTTTTCAGTTCGAACATAAGTAGAACCATCCAATACTTCATCTTGATTTAAAACAACAGTACCAGTTTCACCATTAACACTTAAAACACTATCAGTCGGAGTTTGTAACTCAGTCCAATCAGCCATAGTCCCAGCTGAACCACCATTATGCATATAAGACTTATTTTGATCACTTCTAACACCAACGTCTCCTTCTTGAGTTGTAGCTGCTAACATAGCACTCTCATCAGCATAAACAGAAACTTCAGTTAATGCAACAGGTGGTAACACCGAACTTGGTAAAGTACCAGAACTAATATTACTAGCATTAGTACAATCTACATTAGGAACATTACCTAAAGATACTTGAGACTTTGTTACAGTATGAGGATTATCACTTAAACCTCTATGAGTTGTATTCAATCCAACGGCAGCGGAATCAGTATAAGATATTTTAGCATTATTAGCAACAACATCTGAATGATTTTTACCATCACTTGTTCTATGAGTAGTATTTAACCCAACAGCAGCCGAATCAGTATAACTTATTTTAGCATTATTAGCAGTAATATCACTTTCCATAGTATCAAGATTTACTGCTTGAGTCACGGTAACGAAATCAGTCTTAGTTTTAAGTGTATCTAATGTACTTCCATCAACACTAACATTTCTAGTATCAACAGTTCCAGAAGTTATAATATTTCCCGCACCCAAATTTAAATTGTCACCAGAATAATGAAATGTGACAGTTGTTCCAGTTCTATCCCAAATATCTTCTCCTGAGATTTGAGTATCAACATAAGCTTTATTCGCTATTTCTAAATCAGTAGAAGGAGTACCAACAGTAACATTTTCTAATAATAAAGAAGAAGTTAAAACAGAAGTACCTCCCAAAGATAAAGATAAAGTATTAACTCTATAAGTACCATCCTCAATATAAGGCATTATATCATTGTGATCTTCAGAGGGAATTATATCCCCAATATTTCTTGTAATTAAAGGAGCAGCCATTTTTTTATTCACCTATTTAAATTTTCTAAGTAAACAACAATATTGTGTCCACCAATAGAAAATTTGTTTTTTTTTATATAATCATTAACAACATCTTCTTCAGATATATCAGTATAACTTAATACCTTTCTAGCTTGAGATGTTAACTCAATTTTTACAGTCCTTTCAAAAGAAAGAGACTCTGTTTTTTCAGACATTATAAAACAACCTCAACATGGTTATCATATAAACCTAAAACATATTTCTTGTTTTTTCCATCTTTTGTAGTAGTTTGCCAGCCAACATGAGAAAATACTTTTTTAGGTATTTTATTATTACTGCCAAACACAATGGAAACATAATTACGACGAAAATATATTAACCTAAAAGGAGTATCAATTTCAGGGAAAATAGTTTTTTTACCATTAACCTCAATAAATTTACTCTTTATGTCAACATAAACACGATAATTGTTTTTTGTTTCAACAAGAAATCCAACCAAATTATCTTGGACAATATCAGAAAAAAGATTCTCATTACCATTATCAGGATATTGAGTTAATAAACTTCCATCTTTATAATAAGCTGTCCACATTGTATTGAATTCCTTTTAACTATTGTATTAGTTTGATTAAGACATAAAATGTCTGTGAATTTGAATTTTTAGTTTTTGCTTTTTTGGAAAAAGGATGTGCTCAAGCCTCGTCATAAACAAAAGTATAAGTGAATGGGCCTTGTTGACCAACACCAGAAGCATAAGCAGAAGAATATTGTAAAACAATATAATCACTTGTTCCAGGAGCAGATAAACTACCCAATAAATTACCCCCAATACTAACATTAGCAGTACCAGGTTCAGTAGTAGGAATATCAACAGTAGCAATAGTACTATCAGTTTTTATAGGTTGAGTATAAGAAGTAATTTGACCATTGAAATAAATATGATCATTAGCTTGAATTGTTCCGATACTTAAATAAAATCGGAAATTATTTATTGTAGAAAATGTGCCAGTAAAACCACCTTTAACATATTTTTCAAAAGTATTAGAACCAGCCATAATAGGATAATCAGAAGGGGTAGCAATATTAGCTTGATCCAAATCACCCATATTCAAATTAGTAATATCGGTTTCTGTGCCTCCAGCACCATTATATTCTTTCCAAGTAAAAATTGCAGCCATATTTTATTACCATCCCATATTTTATATTTATAAAAAAATTAATATTTCTTTTTTTTCAAAGATTGTTTATATTTGTTATTACCAACACCATTATCCATATTATAAAGACTATCAGTAGTAGTTATACCAGAAGAAACAGGTTTTACCTTAACTTCTTCTTTTGGAATTTCATCAACAATATGTTTTTCAACTTTAGCAAAAACAGATTTGATTTTATCCATAACAGAAGAATCATACAAATCTTCAGAAATAGAATACTCTTTTCCATTACGCATAGTTAATTTACTATTAGCAATAACATTTACGCCTTCTTTTAATTTAACATTTATATTCATTTTTTAAACCTTAACATTTAAAATAAAAAATAAAAAATAAAAAAATCAGATATATCTAAATATCTGTTACTTTTAAAACTACAAGAGCATTTTCTTGTAATGTTTTACATTGATAAGCCATATCTAAATAGATCTTGTAAGCAGCTTCATCTTTTTTGTATTCCCAATCTAATTTTGGTTGTTCTCTGTAACCAATACCATAGGAAACTTTAGATTTAGCTAAGAAACAACTGTGACCATCTACATCACTTCCACTTCCCCAATCGGAATGAGAAGGACATTGTTCAGTTACAATTATTTTTATACCAAGATATTTACCAATTTCACCGTTCATTACAACTTCATTACTACCATATTTTTCGGCATTAGTGAATTGTGTGTCACCTAAGAAAGTTTCTTCAGCAACAGCAGGGATAAAACATACAAATGGTTTATCAGGTTCAGGCATCCATCCATTAGCTTTTAAGTATCTTTGACATTTTGCAAGTAAAGCAGTTGTAATAACGTCTCCATCAGCAAGTGTAGCAGTACTTGTAGCGGCACCACCATATAATGTAGCAGCAGGACTTGAAGCAGCTTCGATAGCAGTTGCAAATGATTGATCAATCATTAATGCAGCATCATAAGCAATTTGTTCTCTAGCGAAAGAGATTAAATCTACACGTGATGTATCAATAGCGTCTTTAGATATGATAGCACCTAATTTAGCAGTTACTGGTGTAAATACAACAGCATTTAAATTGTCAATTTCTGTCATTGTTCTAAGAGCAGCTTGAGTTGACACAGATGTGAAAACTTTGTTAGTTGTAGCTATAGGGACAGCAATTTCTTTATTACCTTTTCCAGTATTAACCACCTTAGCAAATTGATGAAAGTACATCTTTTGTTGAGCAGTTCTTAACACAGAGTCCAACCATTCCTTTCCCTGTACTGTATTAATTCCAGTAGTTGAAGTTGTTGTTTCTCCAGCTAATTCTTGTATTGTTTGTTTCATTTTATTTTGACCTCCATGTTATTAGCATGATTTTAATAATGACATAAATGAATCATCAGCATCAACAGTATCAGTTGATTGACTTAATTCAGCCACTTTTTTTATTAGTTTTTCAGGTTCATTTAATTTACCTTCTAAAACATTAATCTTTTCGGACATCTCTTGAATTGTTTTTTCATTATCAGACATCTTTTTTTCTTCCTTTTTATCATCCTTGATAACTTCTTTTTCTACTTTTTCAGCTTTTTCGTCTTCCTTTTTATCGTCTTTTTTAACATCAGCTTTTTCTTTTTTTGTTTCTTGCATTTCTTTAATTGCATCACTATTAGCAGATATTTTTGATTGTATGTCTTTTAATAAAGCCATAACATCGCTCATTTCGTTTGTTGCCTGTGCAGGTTCTTCTGTTTTAACTTCCTCAGTCTTAACTTCGTCAGCTTTAACTTCTTCAGTTGCAGATTCCTCTTTAACCTCAGTCTTAACTTCTTCTGTTTTAACTTCTTCAGTTTTAACTTCTTCAGTTTTAACTTCTTCAGTTTTAACTTCTTCAGTTTTAACTTCTTGAACTTGCTCATCAGGTTTATTTTCTGTTTGTTCTTCAGACATTTTTGTTACCTCCTGAATATCTATTGATATACTTTTTAATTTATCCTCTCTGTCATAATAATTCTTGTTATACTTTAAATTATCTCTAGCAAGAGATTCATAAAGAAATTGTGCAGGAGGTAATTCTCCCTGTTCATTAACAAAATTAACTAATGACAAATAAGTATCATGATGAAGACGTTCTATTACAGCACCCCTTTCTAATAAAGGTAATTCTGATAATTCTGTCTCCGAATTTTTTATTTCAATATCTTGGCGTTCAGCAGCCTGTTTAATCTTAGATTTTATTTTACCAAGTTCAGACTCAGAATAAAATTTCTGATTTTTAGGCATATTAATATAATTCCAAGCAGAACGGACATGATTTACAGTATCCAAAGGATAACGAAACATACCATCTTTTTGATAACCAGGGTCAGCATAACTAACATCACCATAAGGTTTTTTACTTTTTAAGTCTTCTTTTTGACTATTATTAATATAAGCAGTTTTAATAGCAGGATTGATAACAACACTAAAATTATCGTATAAAAAATCAATCATCTTACCATCATCATTACCACCATGGACTTTAGGGGAAATACCCATCTTAGCACCATAAGCTAATTTAATCGCAGTATTCTTATCAACAATAACCAAATCACCAATAAGATTTTCACCATTTAATCTAATATTATTTACTTCACCAACCCATTCACGGGCATTACGGTCTTCATGATCTAAAAATAAAGAACGTACTTCTTTATCTTCCCAATCAGTATTTTTAAAAGCAGAAATTATAGCATCAGTTGAATAGAAAAAAGAATTCCAAACACCAGGACTCATTAAAATTTTGTCTTTAATAACATAAGGTAATTTTACATCTTTCTCTAAATCAGAACCAGAATATTTTGTTCCCTCAGATAATTTAGATACAATTTTCTTGAAAACAGGATGATGTATGATTTCTTGTACAGATATATTCTTTTCCATACTAATATAATATGATTAAATTTATTTATAAAGATTCCGGTTAAATCCCAGAAAAAAGAAAGAAAAAGAAGAAAAAATTAAGAAGTATCATCAGTTACACTACTTTTTACAATAAAGTTACCGTTTTTGATAGTAGTAATATTATCACTAGCATCTTTAGTCTTTATGTCACAAACATAAATGCCAGGAACCATTGCAGAAGTAAGAGTACTAGAAACAACTAATTGATATTTACCCTCAGAATCAGAAGTAAAAGTAGTTATAGTATTCTTAATAACAGCATTAGTATCAGAATCAGAATAACTTTTCTTTACAGTAAAATAAATAGTGTAACCAGTAATATCGATAGCATTACCATCAGAATCTACAACAACCTCATCCCTAATAAAAGTATCACCAACATAAGTAATAAAAACATTATCAGTTTCTGTAATATAATCTTTAGTATTTTCACAAGTCATAATATTCACCTAACAATCAACGGAACCTGAAAAAGGGTTCACATTCTCTTTTAAAATAGTAACAACAATTTCTGCATCATTATCATCAACATAATAATAACTACCATCTTCTTTCTGTAACACAGTAGCATCAATAGCCTCATTATCTGCATTTATATAAGTAACATTCCTTAAATTATCATAAACAATTTTCATGTTTGGTTCTTTGATCTTAACATAAAGTGAAGCCAAAGTAGGTTCTGAAGAATAATCAAAACTTAAAGTTTCATTATAAATAAACTCAGAAATGGAACTATCACGAACAGATTTATCTTTATATAAAGTTAACATAACTTCACATCTACCCTGTAAAATATTGTAACGAAACTCGTTAATTTTCCAATATTCTGCTTCATAACCTTTATAATCTTTTACTAATTTTAATGCCATATTTTTTCACCTATTATTTCTTATTTTTAAACGAAACTTACCTTAGTTTCATGTTTTGTTCCATCAAAAGTTATCTGGGCATTACCTTTATTAGTTGGAGAGTATGCTTTAACTTGTCCATAACTACCCCAATAATCTAAGTAAGCACCATTACAAACGAAATGTTTTTTCTTTTTTACTAAATGTCTACCACTTTTATTGAAATCAAAAAATTGTCTTGCTTGATATAATGTATCGTGAACATGACCTTGTATATATAAATCTGTGTTTACTATTTTTTCTAATCTTAACATAGCATTAAGTTTTCCAGCAGGTGTTGTTGAACCACCGCCACCATGTGTTGAATATACTGTATATCTTTCTTTACCAACCATAATATAATGTACAATACCAACACCACCATATTGAACATCAAGCATTTTAGCCATGACTCTGGTGAGATTTATTCCACCTTGATTATAACATCTTAACTCATGATTACCTGGTTGCATACTTTTCAATAATCCTGCATCAGCTAATGGTTTATATAATTCAACAGCGTGTTCTAATTGTTCCTGAGCTATTTCTTGTTGGTCATAAACACCACTACCAACACTATCTCTGGTAGCATTTTCTATTAAATCTCCTAAATCTGCACAAGGTATTCCTTTCTCACCAACTCTATCAACATTAGCTTTAAACAAATCTAAATCGCATTGTTGATGACCTAAATGTACATCAGAAAACCAGAAAGTAGGTAAAACTTCTCTATTACGAAAATCCCAAGTAATAATTTTAGGAGGTTGTCTCCCAGACACTTGTAATTCAATGGACCAATCATTTTTGTGTTGTACATTGTCTTGATAACTCAATTTAATTCACCTACCTTTTTTTAAATCTTCTTTAATTTCAATTAATATAGTTTCGATATTTGTTAGTTTAGTTTCAATCATTGCAAGTCGTACCTGTATATCTGTATTTTCACTTTCTAATAAATCTAACCTAGTGTCATGCTCAGCATAAGCACGAGTATGATGCTCCATACCTTTTTCAAGTAATGTAATATCTTGTTCCATATTAGCTTTCCAACTTGAAAATTGTACGGTCGCTCCAATAATAAATAATAAAACCACTACAGCGACTCCTATTGTAATCTTTAATTGATGTTTTTCTATCGTCTCTTTCATTTTTTTATGCTCCAAAAATATTATTATTAGTTTCTTGTCTTCTTGTTGTTAAAGCTGATATATCCACAGTACAACCTGATGAACTATTATCTACAACACTAGCATTACCTGCAACCATAACAGTACCTGCAACACAAGATGATTCTACATTTACTCTACCAGCAATTAAATCTATAACTAATGCTTCTGCACCAGTTTTACCAAGAAGATTAATACCCATCCGTCCTTTAATAATGTTTAAATTACCAGAACCAACAGTAATATTAAGATTAGTAGATGAAGTTATATAAGTATCACACTCAGTGAAATTATTTGAACCAGTACCACTTATAGTTATATCTCCAACAATTAGTGAGTTCTTAGCACCACCATCAAAATTAGCAACACCAGTAATAACACAATTTGTATATCTAACAGACCCATTCATAACACCACCAACAGTAACATTCTCAAAATATGTTCCATTGGTAATAGCACCAGTTTCAACAGTAACAGTATTACCCAAACTTCGTTCAGCTATTATAGTTTTATTACTTATATCTTGACCGGTAGTAATAGTTAAAGCACCATCTAATTCAATAATATTACATTTAAATTCCTCGGCTAATAATAAAGCATTTGCTAAAGTTTTACAAGCCTCCGAACCATGAGATAAACCAATAGGATATGAAGAACCATCAGTACCATTAACAGTATCAAGATGTATTACTCCACCATATTCTTCAACACGATTAGTAGAAACTGAACCTGTATATTGTACATTTGCAGTAGCGGTTAAATCAATATTAGATGTATCAACAACTCCTCTCACACTAAAATCTCCAGCAGTATTACTATTATCAAAATTAAATTTACCAGCAATAAATTCATAAGTTGAAACATTATCAGCATCTGTAGAATTTATAATTTTAATACCACCTGAATAAGCTCTCATAGATAAGTCAATACCACCATTAGAATAATCAAATACAGGAGAGGCATTACCTGCTATAGCCGAAGCACAGTTAAACATAAGAATACTACCATTAGCTTTCATTACTAAAGGAGTTTCTTCTAAGAAAAGACACCCTTCTAAATATCCTTGGATATTTTGTAAATTTCCAATCCTACAACCATAAGCCATAATTATCCCATTCATAGTTCCTTCTAAGTATGTTTTTCTAAAAAGAGTACCATAACTTAATTGACTGTTTAAATCAACTTGACCGTTTTTCCAACTTATAAATTCCATTCCACTTACACTTTGGTCAAGAGTTAAATTACCAGCAAGTTGAATCTTTTTGAAACTTTGTGTTGAAGCAATACTCATAGCTTTAGTTAAAGTCTTACAAGGATATTTTTGTACACCACATAATTCGTCATCAGTAT